GCAGTACCTACACTCAAGTCAATCAATGAACCTGCATCATTGTTGTTCCAGTTATTAGATTGTATTTTTCCAGTTCTTACTTTATCACCTGATATTGATGTTGTTCCTCTGTATGTAGATTGTTGTGAAGTTCTATATCCTACTACCATGTACTCATCACCATCTTCAGTTGTTGACATTAAGGCAAATGGTGCGGTTCCTTCAAATAACATTCCTGAATTGTGGATACCAGATCCTCCAGTTGTGGATGATCCCACATCTATAGATAATGGTATAACTTTACTTGCCGCTGATAAATCATAAGTTGCATATAATTCAGTTTGACCGTTTCCTTGCAGTTTGAATGCTTTGATTGTATTCGGTTCAATACTTAATATTTGGAAACCATTTACATCGTGCGGAACAATATATCTATCACCTAACATTTCAACTGGGATTGCATATCTTCCAGCTGCGCCGGCTCCATCACCATCTTCAATAATTTGGAATGGAGTATTCGAAATGTAATAGTCTCCGTACGATCCACCAGTTTGGCCAGTTGGTACTATTTTTTCATATTCGTCACCTAGACTGAATCCATCTACTGGTAGCAATATTGTTTCACCTTTACCTGCTATGACTTGTTTACTTGGTGGGAATACTCCCATCAAATCAGTAGTAGATGATGCCCCATATCGATGATATGCTAATATTGGTTGATCTGATTCAATTTTTACATACTTTCCAAAATTTTGAGTGTTCTCAAGTGATGATGTTACGCCAGGATCAGCTCCAAAGAAGTTGAAATCATCGGCAAATAATCCATCATTTACATCTGAATGCGACATTGTTACAGATGCTGATGCGTATGGAGAGAATATGTTAATTTTAGCTGAAGTAGTAGAATCATCACGACGTGATTTTATATAGAATTCTTTTGATAGCATTGTGAAAGGCAATATTGCATTACCCGTATCATCAGTTACTATCTGTATTGGTTTATCTGCATCAATTATATAACCACTTTGTAAATCTTGATATCCCCATTCTCCTACAAAATATTGTTCTGGTTGTACTGATGCTGATATTATTTCACCAGATGCAGATGTTATTGTTATTTGTGTATTTGGTTCATAAGTTGCATAGAAGATTCTATTTGTAGAATCCATAGTATCCATAACTACCCATTTAGAATTTGCTGAATCATATGCATCTGGTTGTAGTCCTGATTGGCCACTTACTCTCAATTCTGCATTGTTGATTTGTATATTACCAAATTTATCAAATTCAATAGCTCCACCCGCTAATTGTCCTGCTCCACTACCACTTAAAATTATTTCTTTGTTTGGTCCGATTGATATTTCTTCATTGGATGAACTTAAAGCGATGTTGTCTGATGCAAATCGTCCGTCTGTTAAACTCCATCCTGCAATATCACCTTGACTTGCTGATATCGATCCACTGAAGATTGCACTACCAGATGCTTGTAGATGGAAGTTGGAAGATGATATTTCTATGTTACCACCCGAACCAGATACGAATGCACCTTCTTGAGTTGCAGCATCTGCTGGTGTTCCAATTCCAAAGAAGAATGAAGATCCACTAAACTCTAAAGATGAACCTGAAATTTGTACTCCTTGTGGGTTGATCATTAAATGTGCTGCGTTACTTGCTGATAAGACATTAAGAGCTATACTGGCTGTTGTTTGTTCAATACTAGTGACGTCTCCTTGCAACGTTTCAACAGTTGATGTTATATTCGTTGCAGTAACTGAAAGACTTGCGCTTGATTGTACAGCAGAAGTCACATCTATAATAGTGAAACCATCTATCTGCATTGCAGTGTCATCTTGATGATGATTGACTATCATCATTGGTCTTACATACTTGGTTCCTGTCTTGAATACGTTATAAGGATCCCCTCCATGTTGGTTATCAGCTGCATTGTTGTCAATTGCTGCAGCTATTGTTGGCCAAGAGCCATCTGCAGATTTTGCATGAGTTGCAACACCAGTTGAAGATGTGCTTTCTCCCGTGATTGATCCACTAAAATCATACCATCTGTGGGGATCAGTTTGAGGATTGATAGCTTTTGAAGCTATGAAATATCTATGTGTGCCTGGATCTTCACTTATATGGTTACCATATTCATCTAAACATATAAATCCTGCATAGAAGTTTGTTGAAGTATGGCCGGCAGATCCTTTATGAGAAACTCTAAACTTAACCCGTCCTTGATAAACTCTTGAAGTATCAACTGGAAAGGCTTCAGATCCTACTATTTTAGCGTAATTACTTGAAGTTGCTGTAGATCTGAACTCCATTGCTTTACCAAATCTTGATCCGGTTAAATCTGATCCAGACGCAAGGTGTGCAAATTTCATTGTAGCTTTTTTAACCGATACATCATCTATATATGCTATATCGTCATGATGTACCATATAACTTAAATGAGTGGTAGTATCTTTTGCTACGAAATAAGCTACTCTTTCTACTGCTAGAGCATTACCTGCAGCTGCATAAACATGTAAGTATTCACCAGATGGAGTACCATGTGGATTTGCTGTAGCTCCATGAGATGTTCTAAGATAGGCTGGTTGTGCGTTGGTTGTTCCCGTTCCATATTGTGGTGTTAGGTGCGCCACTACTTCGTAAGTAGCTCCTACTTCTGTTGAGAACGATTGATAGATTCCCTGCCAACCATATGAACCACCACCACCCGTTATTTTTAATCTACCAGCATCATGTGATATGGTTGCTCCTGGATAGGCAGCTATAACAGCCCAACCATTGGTATTACTAGCGAATGTTGGATTTGTAAGAAGTTCAGACTGAGCTGATCCTAACGTACCTGATGTATAGGCTATTCCAGCAAGATGAGTAGCTCCATCAGAAATAAAAAGTTCATCTAAATTTGATCCAATCGAATCAAGGCCAGCGTAATTACCACTTCCCGCGCCATCCGAACGGTAATGGTCTTTATTCCATCCCGCATATCCTTGTGACCAATCTTGATTGAAGAACTGTGATCCAGTTGTAAGTCCTTGTATATTTTGTACTGATAAGTTAATTGATCCAGTCGCAAGTTCTAATGCTGATACTGAACCTTCTAATGTACCTGATACTGTGTTCAGTGCTGATACAGATGCATTGATTGATCCAGTTGTTATCTCAAGTTGTGATAAACTTGCTGATTGATCTGTATTAGTTGCAACTGTTAGACCGATACTGTAAGCATTCTGATTGATTGATGAGTTTGAAGCTGAGATAGAAGATGAAATCGTTGAAACGAAACTTCCCGAATCTATTTCTAGTTGTGCTATACTTGCTGATGCATCTCCTGCTGTTAAAGATAGAGATCCAGTTATTTGTAATGTTGATCCATCCCAAGCTAACTTATCACCTAGACTAAATATACCTTCTTGGTTTACAGACAGTTGAGGCCAAGTTCCCACCGTACCCGAAGATCCTATATTGAATGCATAGATATATGCAGTTGTTTGATGGGCTGTGAATGAAATTTTTCCTGCATTGTAGCCGGTATTACTAGTATCAGACTTTGTAACTCCATTTACTCCAGCATTATATGTTGTAGTGTCTGATATGTAGAATGACCAAGTTCCTGTGGAAGATGGAATGATCCAATTGAAGTCATATTTAAGTCCGACTACTAAATTAGTGATCGCTTGATAACCATATCCATTTGTAATTAAATTTGTTACTTCAGGGGCATTTGTAGTAGTTAAATGACCACCACCTATTGTCCAACCGGTTGTTCCATCTGTTAATGATCCGTTTGTTAAGAAATCGGATCCAGAATCTCTAGCTACGAACGGAGTATTACTACCTTTCCAATCTCCCGTTCCAAGGAATAATTTTTTATTTGTACCATCCAACGTCACACCTTCACCTGCAGTACCTACTGTGAGTTTATTTGAGATGTATCCATCTGCTCCTGCTATATTTGGTGAGTAGATTGATGTGCTTGTTATGAATGTACTTGATCCAGAATATTGACCGGTTGCGATTGCAGTACCTATATCAATAAATGAACTTATATCTGTTGTTGCTTGTGTGACTTTTTTAACTGCTGGTTTTGCCCAAAGTACGTATGGTGTATCGTCATCTGCACCGTATGCATCCACATTGTGGAAAGTTCGTATAGAACACCATTTGGATCCTGAACCCCAGATGTAGTCAGTAGTCTGTTTAACCTTTCTACCAGTTACAGTATCATACATCCCACCTTTATAGGTGCCATCATAGAAAGATGAAGAACCGTGTATATATGCTACAACTAGATACCAACGATCTTGTTGTCCTCCTCTACCTCCATCTGCAATGGATTGTGTGAAGTTTCCTTTTGAAGATACTCCATCTCCTGAGAGCGAGAGGAAGTATGGATTCCAGTTAGCTGTATTTGGAGTGGCAGAGTGATATCGCATTCCTCCCATAGCAGCTCCCGCTGCATATGCATTCCCTGAAGATGCATACTCAGCAAGGTCATAAAGTATCCCATTTGGTCCCCAAGAACCTACTGAAAGAAATTGTGGCCAATTTTTATGTGCAGCATCACCTGGATTTGTATGTGAACCAGATGCACCTTGGAATACATTATCATCTCCAGAACGTGCTCCAATGTACCAAGAACCAGTCATTCTAGATTCACCTGGGAAGTTTACATACATAGAAACTTGGTATGTTTGCATGTGATCTACCTCAAACCAATCCGTGTAAAAACCACCACCGTCTGTATCTGAATCTGGTGATGCTACCCAAACTTTTTCGTTGAGTCCATGTGGTCCGACTGACATTGATATTTCATTGTCTGTTGTTTCACCAATTTTATAATAATTTGGTGTTGCTGATTGAACCCATGGATCTGTTATAGATAAATTAGAAAAATCATTTAATATATTTTCGCCTGGTAGCATTGTACTACCAAATGATAAGTTAACTGCTGGTCCTAATCTTACGCCATCTGTTTCATCATATTGTATGAAACTTCCAGTTGGATTTCCATCACCGATATATGCTCTTGGTGCACCCGAGTTATTTTCTAATTGTATTCCAGTTCCACTAAATTTAGATGAGCTTAATGATAATTTTCCTGCTGCATCTAATCTAGCATCATTCTTGAATATTGATCCGGAATCAACTGTCCATCCACCGATCAATGCTTCGGATGCTGTTACATCTCCTTCGATAAGTCCAGCACTTGCTGAGAATGCTCCATCCTGATCAACTTGGAAATGAGATGATGATATCATGTAAGTACCATTTGGTTCTAATTTAATCTTATTACCGCCATCTGTGAATTTATCTGATTCTATTTTCCATCCAGCTATATTACCTGCAGATGCTGATACCGTACCTTCAATCGTTAAATTTGTTCCATCAAAATATAATTTTGCAGTATCTGCTAATCCACCTAGATGTAGTTTACCTCCATCAAGGTCAATCATTGAACCTGCATTATTGTTATTCCAATTATTTGATTGTACTTGTCCAGTTTTAATTTGATCACCTGATATAGTTGTACCAGTGCTAGTTCCAGCTGGATTCAGATAAAGAGCTCTTACTTGTCTTTCTGATAAACTTCCGGTGTATATTCTTATCTCATCTATTGATCCATTCCATCCATGTCCGTAATTTACTGCATATTCACTACTGGCTAGATCTGCACCTCCTCCAATTCGTGTGAAACTAAAACCTGCTTGACTAGTTCCAGTTGCTGTCCATGCATCCGTACCTTCCAGTACTCCATCAATATATAATTCGTTCAGTTGATATTTGGATACTAGTACATAGTGGTGCCATTCTGTGTCAGCTACTACGTTTGAAGTCCAGCTGGAATGATTACCTCCAGTGTTATCTGTTCCTTCATGATTCCATCTAAACTTACCTCCCGATACACCGATGTCAATGAAATTATTAAATGGAGATCCATATAATATTCTTTGGTATTTAGTGTTGGTGGAGCCATCTGTTATAGAGTTTCGTCTGGCCCAGAATGAGATTGCAAATGCATTATCAGTACCATAGGAATCAACAGCTGTTGTTGGTATATCAACATATTGACCTGACCCAGAGTTAGGTACTGTAATAGCTGTGAAGCTTAATGCTTTACCAGAAATCGATCCTGATATTCCAGAACCTGATATCCAAGTCGGCAGTCCGTTTGGTGTGCCTGTGGAAACAGTTAGCGTTCCATGTGCTGCTTCTCCTGATTGATCTAATGCCGTGCTTCCCGTTCCTTGGTTAAATGAATAATGTCGAATTAAGTTTTGATCTGATGGAAGTTGTGGAAGAGATCCTACTGATAACTGACCACCTACAGTTACTGAGCTTCCTATTTCAACCGAACCAGTTATTACACCCGAACCTTTGAATAAGAAATCTGATGCTGTTATCTGTCCTGTAGATTTTAATACTAAATTATCATTTGAACTTGAGATGGTTGCTGTGTCAATGCTGAATCCACCTATGTCGCCTGATAGAGCTGATATTTTTCCAGTCAGATAAACATTCTCTGAATATAATCCATAGCCACTCAATGCACCGAATGTTGGATCTGTTATTCCTGTTAAGTTTCCTAACCGTGCTTTTATTTTATCTGATGTATTAAATGCAGCGTGACTATCTACTCCATCTATAACATCTATATATGGTGAGTTTGTATCTTGAGCTGTTAAGTATATTGCAGCATCTCTATCAGTATCAACTGTGCTACCTATTCTCACATAATCAAAACTTGATGATGGTGGAGTTGTTCCCCCGTCTACCACTGCAATTACAGATCCACTATCACTTCGTGAAACCACAATCATGTTGGACTGATATACATTTGCACCGTCGAATTTCTGAGCTCTGATTAAATCACCTCTGACAAATCCATGGTCTAATGCATCACTTCCAGTTTCAAAATATAATGAGTGTGATACGCCACCAGCTATATATCCACCAATATGAGATGATGATATTATTTTTCCTGCGTTGGATATCCATAAAGATCCATTAGTAGCTCTTACTTGATTTGCAACTAATTCATATACTTGGAATTCACCACGAACGGATAATCTATCGAATTCTGCAAATGTTCCATTCGATCCAGATCCTATTCTAAATCCAGATCCCGCGAATCCACTGAAGTAGGAAGGAGAGCTGATAATATTTGTAGATCCATCTCCTACAATCATATCACCATATACTTGTAATTTAGCAACTGGATTACCTGACGTTAATCCTATAGCGGTATCTCCACTATCTACATCTATAGTGAATAAATTATTTGTAGAACCACCTTTTCGAATTGTAAGATGGTTATCATTACCATCATATACAAAACCTGCTCCACCATAATGAGGTGATGCACCTGTAGAATTATCTGCAAACCATAGAGATGCTTGTGATGTAGAATCTTCATCTCCAAATAGAGTCATAACTACATTTGCAGTTCCGTCACCAATCTGCAGATCTGCTGTAGAAGCTGCCGTATTGATTCCTACATAACCACTCGTATTGATCATGAAATTAGGAGTAGTTGTATCTCCAAACCAAATATAATCCTCACCGCCAGTACGTGTTTCCGTATCTACCCTAAGACCTATTCCTGATCCGTTAAGTCTCGTGTTAACATCTAATCGGGCTGCAGGACTTGATTGTGCAATACCGACATTTCCCTTCATATCAATTCTAAACGTTTCAGCTAATCCATCTGGAACACCATCTGCTGCAATATCTCTTTCTTGTTCAATCACAAAGTCTGCTGCACCCCCTGCTGTTCTTTGAGCTCCTAGTTTTACACCATATCGATCTAAAGTAGTATTGGGACTTGTCTTAAAGAATATAGCTGTTCCTGCACCAGCTGTATATGAGTCTTGTTGAAGAACTTGATATGTTGTGAAAGTATTTGCTGATGACTGACTTAGTTCTAGCAGTGCGTGAGGATTAGCTGTTCCTATACCAACATTACCACCTTGTGGAATTTGTATGATTGGATTACCTGCTGTTCCAATTTCTAAATTATTGCTCGATTTCCAGTCAATTTTTCCATGGCCTCCATTTATAGAGAAGGAGAATGTATGATTGTTTCCTGAGGGATTTGGTAGTCCGAATTCGTAGTTGTAACTTCTTTCAGTCATCTTCAATAATGGACGATCTGAATATGCACCAGTTTGAGTTGTTCCATCGGATGTTTTATTTATATGTAAGTGGCCTGTGGGAGAAGTAGTTCCAATACCTATCATTGGGCCATAACCCTTAGTACCAGAAACTGATGGGATAGTGCTACCAGCTGTTGAGTGTGATACGTATAAGGCTGTGGATTCTGATACTTGTATATCGTATCCAGCGCTTGAACTTATATGTCCGTCATATATAAAAATATCTGCCATGTTATAGTTTTCTAATCATACCTTTTATTAGGTTGGATTCACCGTTCGATGATTCTAATGCTTGTGCTATTACTGTTCCTGTCCTTAATAAATATTCGTCTGGTTGAGCTTTCGCGTGTCCTATTTTGTCGGATGTTGTCAAGAAATCCCCTTCTTTCACTTCACCAGTTACTAGAATTGGTTCCGCTCCCAATATGATTGGTTCATCTTTCCCTTCTTGCGTCACACCCATTACCATTTTATCTTGTTCTTTATATGATGCTACTAATTTACCGTTTTTCCAAACAACTATTGTACCAGTTTCTAGTTCTCCGATACCCTCAGTTGCAAGTCCAGTCTCAAAGATCGCTCCTACCGTCGTTTGTACTGCAAACACATCACTAAATCTTACTGCTTTAGTTCCTAATGCATGTTCATTATCACCAAACGTCCCAATCGCTCCAGATACTTGTAATGCAAATCCATTTGCATGTGGCGTTGCAACTCCAATACCTATTCCACCCGCTCCATCTGCTACCCATTCCTTTCTATCATCAGTTTCGTTATATAGTTGGAATGCATCTCCATCGTTTCTTAAATGATACTCATCACTAGATCCAATTTTTGTTTTTATAAATGCTGCTGGGCCATTTTCTAGTATTATATCTACCGATCCACTTACATGTACACCATCTAAACTTGCAGTAATATTTGTAAAAGATCCAGATCCATTAGCTAAGATTGATCCAGTAATTATCATATCATCAACTATATCTATTTTAGTAGCTGAACCACTTGATTCGAAACGTGCAGCATATATTGTTCCACTAGCACTTATATCACCAAGTATAGATAATGTTGATTCTGGATTGTTTAATCCGATACCAACTCGTTGTGTTGAGTCGTCTACAAATATTGCGTTATCGTAATTAGTAGATCTGATTTCTACGTCTTGGCCGCTTGCATTACCTCGCAGATATAGAATTTCATTACTTGCTCCAACATAACCATTATATGTTCCATCCGTATCCTTGAAGTATAATGTTGGATCGCTTGATTCTATTATTATATCGTTACTCGTACTTATAATACCAGTCGATGTAATGTGGGTATGTTCTGTTCCATTAGTTCTGAAGAACATATTGTCAGTGGTGTGGTCGTATTTTATCATTCCTATACTACCGTTTCCACTATCTCCAAATGTAACTCTACTTGAATGTCCAGTTCCCCCTAATATTTCAATTCCTGCGATTGCCGAGTTTTCTACTGTTAGTTGATATCCAACGTCTGGTGTTTGTCCTGAGTCTCCATCTTTAACGTGTAGTGTGTTTTCTGGATCAATTGTTCCTATACCAACTCTTCTATATACATCTACATCTTGATCAGTCATATCATATGCAGTACATGATGCTAAATACCATACTGTTGCAGGACCAGCTTCATCTAAGTATACATGTCCTGCAGAGCTAAAAGAATGTCCCTCGAGCTCGTAAGAACCAACGTGGTTGACTCTAGCATACCATTCCCATTTACCAGTTCCCATAGTGTTAGTTAACCAGTAACTATCTTTATCTCTTCCTTGGCTATTTTCAGCTAGAGTTAAATATCTTCCTTCTGGTATGAGTGCTTGGAATACTTGGACAACCGTTTTACCCTCTCCAGTATAGACTTGATAGAATCCACCATCTCCAGGAACAGCTGCTCCTCCGTCATATGTAATTTGGATAACATTTCCAGATCCGTTTGGTGCCACACTACCTGTGAGTGAAGCACCATTTGGTGAGAATCCAAAGAAGTCATCTGCTAATTGTTGAGACCAAGGTTGCCAAGAGTGAGATACATATCCAGATCCTGCATTGTTGTATACTTGGACATCATTTTTACCATCTGCAAACTCTTTATCTAAAAATAAACATTTTCCTGATTTTTGAATAGCTCCTACTATTGGATTGAATGGTCCTCTCGTTTCTGTTTCTCCACCCATATATAAAATTCTACGAGTCCCAATGCTTGGAGTTTCCGACATTGCCAATCCTCCATAAATATCCAACGATTCAGAAGTAATACCTGTCGGTGTATTTCCTAAAGCTATTTTAGTTGGAACGTAAAAAGCATCATTTGCTCCTGAGTAATAAATCGCATTATCGTCGGAATTATCCTTGAATGATATACCAGTTAATCCATCTGAGGATTCAACTCTAAAAGGAGTATCATCTGAAGATATTACATGTAGTGGTTTATCTGGTGCTGTTGTATTTATACCAACTCGTTTCTGTGTTGGCCACACAGTGAAGTTTTCATAATCTGTAGATCCTGTTCCAATGTGGAATTTTGCATCTTTTGAGATTAGCGAGAATGCAGTGTCATCGTCTTCAATAATAATCAATGCTTTATCATTAGTACTTTTGAATCGGGCTACTGAGTTAATACCATTTCGTCCTTCGACATCTAGTGTATATATTGGAGATATAGTTCCTATACCAACTGCCGAATGCAATCCAAATATACCACCTCCGGAGAATGATCCAGTTCCACTTCCACTTATATCTGCAGAAGCTGTTATGTTTCCATCTACAGTTAATCCAGAGCTATCTGCTAGAAGCCAATTTTCTTCATTGAAAGGAGCGGTTGCACTATCAGCTACTGGTGAGGCCGTTTCAACATTTGTTTTTCCAATTGCAAACAAATCATCTCCTATCATCATTACACCATGTCCAGAAGTACTATTACCAGCAGCTTTGAAAGACATATAGTCTCCAGTATTAGCCAGCCAACCGGTATAAATAATATCGTGGTTAGGAGCATTTGTCCAACCCGGTGTATATTTTCTTAGTATAGTAGAATTGTCTACTACGAGTCCTCCTTCAATAATTATATTACCTGATGCTGATATGTGGCCACTTGCACTTATAATACCATCAGCTGAAATACTTAACTTTTCTACATTATTTGTAGTAAAAGTCATATCATTAGTTGTGACTCCAATCCGGTTGTAATTAGTACCAGAATTTGAATCTGCTATAACGATACCACTTCCTGCGTCCGTACTTTCAAACCTTGCTACATAATCTAGAGCTGTGGAGAAAACAGCTGCTGGGTGTCCTGTGTCTACGCTTACTTCAAGTCCTGCTTCTCCTGTTGTTACTATATCTAATTTAGACGAAGGAGATGTTGTTCCTATACCAATTCGTTGATTTATAGCATCTCCATAAAGATATGTGGCTTCTTGTACTCCCCAAAAACTACCACTTATAAACCTAATATTTCTCGATCCATCTATCCTGAAGCCTATTGCATTATTGTGTCGAAATATTGCAGATTCATCGTGATCATAATATGTTTGAGATCCTGATTTGAATATTCTTGAGCCTCCGTGATTAGAAGTTCTCATTGTGTGGAAGTTTATACCAGCGCTTTTGGTGTTATCATCAGTACCTACATTTATGAATGCATGGGCTCCTGATGCAGATACTTGTATATATGTATCGCTTGCATGACCAGCTCCTGATTGAGATGTCGCTGCTTCTCCTATAAACAGTCTATCTGATAGTTGTACACGACCAGTGAATTCTCCCGCTTCAAATGAGCCGGTTCCTCCAGCTTTTAGTCCTAACGATGCGGATAGTGCACTCATCGATACCATTCCATGAAAATAACTATCATCATCTGTGACAGTCAAATTACCAGATACTTCTATACTTCCAGTAAATTTATGAACATCAGTCGATTCATCACCAAATTCAGAATTACCAGTTGAGTATTGTACAGATGTAGATACAATTGTTGTATGAAATTCATCAGCTGTAACGATTCCTTCACAAAAGATATCTCCTCCTGCGTATATATCAGCACTTGATGATATTGTTCCTATAACTTCTAATGCTTCTCCTGGTGTTGCTGTGTTAATACCGATTTTATTATCATATGATGCATCTCCACCAATAAAAAGCGTTGCTGTTCCTGATCCAATTGCACCTGGCATGAATGATAGATTTGAGTTAACTAAACCTAATTGCCTTGATGCAACTAAATTACCGTCAGATGTAAATATATTACCAGATGAACTATCTACAGTACCAGAACCTATTACTCCCAGCTGCATTGTTCCATCCTCTTGGACGTATACGGTTTTGACATTTCCTGTTGATGGATATGTTCCTCCAAGACCTGTGAGTCTAACTGCATTGGATGCAGATATTGGACCATCAAATATTGCCGATCCTGATATGATTTCTAGATTACCGTGAGATTGTAATCCTCCAGACGCAATCGTTAATCCTAATGGATTATCTGTTCCTTCCTTGAATTGTAAATTACTTCCCGATGAAGTAAATTTATATTTATGTCCTGCGCCTAATTTTATTATTGCCATATTATAATCCCGCTGAGCTCTCGTTTACTATCGCAACATTATATTGAATTGCATTTGAAATACTTGCATTCCAAAATTTATTTGCATTAACTGCCATAGTGGCTCCTGCTACTCCACCTGAATCTGGATCGATGGATATTGCAGCTGTCACTTCTTCCCCTACTTCAATGTTAACATCTACGTTTGTTGCATTTGTAACATCTGGTGCTAGTATCCCTTTTATCACTAACGGATCAACTGAATTAGTTTCTGTTATTATTACGTTAAGTGCTTGCTTTCCTCCTGCCGATCCATCTAGCACTAATGTATATCCACCGGCAGAGGTAGAAGCTGATAGATATTGAGTAAAGTTACTATTTTTAACCTCTACCACTTGTCCTGATAATACTGATGCTTCCAGTTTACCGGTTAAGAATACATTTTCTCCAAACAATCCATGACCAGGATTTGTTCCTACTTTAGATTCATTTAATCCAGATAAATCTCCCAGTCTAACTTTTGTTTCTAAATCATAATGTCCACTACCAGTTCTTTCTACTATATCAATAAATGGAGTATCAGAACCGGAAGTTGCATTCATAAATATAAATCCTTGATCCTCGGATGCATATGAAACTATTACTTGTGCAGCTGACATTGTTGGAATTGTATGGCCGTTCAAACTTCTCGATACGTGAAGCGTTGTAGGGTTTGTTGAACTACTATAAACTTGCATAAGTTCTAATGTAAATCCTGTGTCTTCTACTGACTTACAAATTGCATATTCTCCAGCTGTCCATCCACCTACACTTTCTACTTCAAATGACGCTGATGGAACTCCGTGTACGTTTCCATTCATACTTCCTGATAAATAATCACTACCAGTAGTTACTGTAGCATTTGCAATTATTACTGCTCCTCCTACCGCACTAATTGTATCTTTTTCAAATACAGCTGTTCTTAGTGTACCTCTAATTTTTGCATTTTCAAATTCAGCCGTTCCATCACTATCTATCTTCCATCCTTTACCTACACCAGCTCCAAGTAAAGAAGATTCAAAGTTTGCCGTTTGCATTGTTCCTGATGAGCTCAATATTATATTACTCGAGCTAAGGAATGTATCACCTATCGCCCATCCACCAATCGTACCTCCAGCTTCTGCTGTTATCTGACCTTGCATTATAACATTACCTTCTGAGTCTAAATGGAATCCGGAAGAAGATATTTCTATGTTTCCTAAAGCTCCTGAGATAAATTGTGATGTCTCACTTCCGACAAAGAATTTTTGAGCTCGTATGTCTAATTCGGATGGATCGGTTCGGAATCTAAAATAGCTACTACTATCCAATACCATCTCCATTCCAATACCTTTATAATCATCTCCTGAGCCATCATATATTGTGGATCCAATCGATCCTGACCACATTAGGATTCCAGATCCCGAACCAACTGATGATGAATGGAATCCTGGATATACTGGGTTTACCGTTCGTAGATATGCAGATGCATTACCACCGATTACAAAACCTGAAGCTGCTAGATCAGGTCCTATATCCATTGTACCTGCAAGGAGTCCATTACTAATGTAGGTATTTCCTCCTACAAAATCTACTTGGGTATATTGGAGATCAACCTCCGACTTAACATTATGCGGATTGTATAATTCAAATTTGAAATCTAATAGATCATCATTATGTGTAGTTGGGACGTGTGATACTATCTGAAACTGTTCTGGTGTAAATCCATTACTAGTTTCTGCTTTTAGGGATATGTCTGCAAAATGAATTTCGTAGCCAGCTTCTACTTTGAATACTGGTTTACCCATTCCATCACGAGATGCTGCGAAGTGATATTCTGAGGTGAATTCTTCTCTTGATGAAGCACTTGATTCCATGCTTCCTACAAACAATCCAATATCAGGATCGGGGTCTTGAACTGATCCATAGAATCCCGATCCTGATAAGAACACTTTGACACTCAACGGATCGTAGCCAGATGTAATTGATGAGTCTGGTGTTCTTTTTAGGATTGATTTATATGATAATCGATACAGAGTTCCTTTTTCAAACTCTACATAATCTTTTGTTGTTACTAATACGTAATCATCACCTGATATATTTCCTGACATTGATACTAATAAAGCATTAGCAAATTCTGAATCGTCTCGCGAGAGTGATGGTATCAATGCACCATTGCCAGCTTCAGCTTGCCAATATGTAGACGGAGTCGTATTAGATTCCATTACTCCCCACGGTGCCTTCATAGTAGTACTTCCTGTATCTACCATAAGCTCTGATGCTTCTAGTACATGGTCTCCAATTATTTGATATTCATCTACAGTCCCATTACTTTTTATTTTAGTAACAATTCTATGAACATCTCCTGCTACCGGTATTAGATTCTTAAAATCACATACTGCATACGAGTGCGAATTTTCCGTATCTGTATATGTTGGTGGATTGGAATGCGTTATTTGCATTGCACTTGTATTAAATCCTTCTACAACATTAGACGTTAATACTGATGTTGGGAGTGGAGTAGGTCCTCCTTTTGTAGCATTTGGGACTACTGTAGATACCGTTATTACTTCAAACGGAGTACTTAATCGAACTTGAGTTGAATTTATCACGGAATGAATTGTACTTGTATAATTAAGCGTTTCACCAGGATAAAGATCGTTTGAGTTTATTGATGGATAAAGACCTTGAATTAAATCCGCCTTAAATTTAACAACTGCTCCTTCCATTGATGCTGAGAAATATGGAGATGCAACATTGAGTCGTGGCAACGATACCTGCCCACCTTTTGAATTTATTTCATCTGCAGATGGATTAACTGGCATTATTCCAGCTGGATGGCTGTATGATGCAGATTGGATGGATGATGTGACTCTAGTGCCTATATACGATGAAGAGAAATAAGTTCTTATCTTTTCAGCTACTCTTACCTTTGGCATGTGAGAGAATACTATAGGATCGGTGTTAGGTGCAAATGGATCACATAATAATTGTTTTTGCCATCTAATGTTTGGTCGTACAATCTCAGCATTTGGATTGATGGAGGACTTTCCGTTATAAAAAGGTTCTCCAGTATCCGGAAAATTTCCTATAATTTTTTTTCCATCTAGATCTACTTTGGCTGTTGCTAGTAGAGTTAGAGTAACTTGTTTGGATGGATAATCATCATACACCCACGCTGTAACGAGTGAATCTTGGCCTTCCTTTAATCCAGTTATCTCTGTATATATTGCATTTCCAAACTGATCAGCTATTTCTACAAATACTTCAGTTCCTATCTGTAGAGTGTTTTCGGTTGGATTGATTTTGAATAGATTTTTCCCTCCGGTTAAAGTGTCCTTTAATCCGGTTACGTTAAAGTATGGGGAGAATGGGGTTATACTATCCGTTATATAACACGGATATCGGTCTTGTTCCTGATACCCTAGGTATAAAGCCCTTCTTTTCCACTCATAAGTAAATGCCATGCATAATCTCCAGCTACGTTAGATATTCTATAATAAATATGCTAGTACTGAATTTTACTGTAGTTGTTTACTTTCTTAATATCGATTAGATTGTCTACAACATCCCTAACCGCCTCTAAATGCGATATAATTAGCAGAAAATCGAACTGAGTCTTCAGATAATCGAATAACATAAACATCGAATTAAGATTTTCCGAGTCTAGATTACCTAATCCTTCATCAATTGCAAGGAAGTTTGGTTTTGGTAGATTCGATACACTAACCAATGCTGATCTGATTGCGAGTGATGATATAAATTTTTCCATTCCTGAAGTTAGTTCTAGTGGCCATGATTTATCATCATATACAATGTGTGTGTTTATATTTTTGCCATCTACATGGAATAATATGTTAAATTCAACTATCTGACCTAGTATATTATTTACCTCATCTTCTATTAGTGGGATAACTTTTGAGATAAGTTCATATGGAACTCCATCTCTTTGAATTGCATCAAGATAATATTCATACGCTTTATACTTTTCTTCCATTTCATCTGCTTGCTGCATTTTATCCGTGATGCTTTGTTTCGTAGATTCTGCGACTCTTACCGCACTGTGGATATCCATCAATTCATCCGAGTGGATCGTGATCATATTAGATACGTGTAATTTATCATCTTCTGCTACCGTTATTCGCTCCGTGACTTTCTCATTGTATATAATGTCTTTTTTCGCAGTATGATACTCTGATATTTTTGAGTTTACTTGTTCCAATAAAGATTGCTTAGCTTCTAATTTTTCTTTAGCTTCATAATATAAAACTCTACCGGTAGCTTTTTCTTGTTGGGCTTTTGATAAAACAGTTTGTTGTAGTATCATAAACTCAAATTTCTCTTTTGCTTTGTCGAGGGTCTTTATAAGATTGTCTTGATCTGATATCTTATCTAGTAGTCTACGAACTATCACCTTATCCTTTTCTAATTCTTTTGTCGTCTCTTGTGCATCTTTAACAAAAGAATTATTCATACAGAAATTGCAGTTAGGATCATATTCATGCTTTTCTAAATGACGTAATTTCTCTAGTTTATGTCTTACAACTATTTTTAATTTTTCTAACTCGTGAGATTTATCCGAGCGAGTAGATGTGGTTTTTTGTAATAGTTCATAGTCTCCATTTACAGTGTCTTCATTGATACTCTTTAATATACTCATAGTATCATCTATAAGTTTATTATTAGCCACTGCTTCTTTTTCATCATTTTTTAATCTAACTTCTATCGCTTGGATATCTTGCGTTAGGAATTCTTGTTTGCGCTTTAAGCTATCAATATCACCAGTATCAGGTATTTGCTTATACTTTTGGTTTTCCTTTCTAATCTTAGATTCGAGAGCTGTTTGCCTTTTTACTAATACATTTTTTTCTTTAGTGATACTTTTGAATAATTTAGTATTTTCATCAAAACTTTTTACTGCTTGTGATAGTTGGTCATCATAATCTTGTTTTTTGAAATCCTTGAGAAGAATTTGGACTTCTTTAATATCTTGTATCGCTAAATCATATAATTCTTCAAATACAGTTACATCTAAAAATTGAGCTAGTAGGTCTTTACGTTGCGATTGTGATAAATCAATAAATCCAGTGTTATTATTTTGTACTGATATTGATGTTAGAATAAAATCTTCATATTTTCCTAAATAACTTTGGATAGCTTTGTTGGTGTCTCTACGCTGTTCTCCATTTAATGATATCTGTTCTTCATTTTCATCATACGTCCAAAAATTTGTAGTTACACTTATTCTACCTTTTAGATATCCCTTTGTAGTTCTTCTAGCCTTTCGTTCGATTACGAATGTCTGACCTGACACTTCTAATTCTGCTTTGCAGTAGAAATCATTTTTTGTATTATTCATTACCCCTTTGGCATCTGATGCTCGACTACATCTATCAAACAAACAATAACACAAAGAGTCTAATAGAGCTGATTTACCAGATGCGTTTGCAGCAAATATTCCATACGTCCCCTTAAAATCGTTAAAGTCTACTACATTGTTAGCTCCATAACTAAACATGTTTGAAAATTCAAACTTTTTTATTTGCCAATCTATGTCGCGTGTAACTTCCAGTTGAGATAGTTGAGAATTAAGATCTTTATTTATTTTACGTATATGTTTTACAATATCATCGTCGACGTTAAAGTTTCTATCTAAATATTCTTTAATGAGTGAATTTTGATAATTAACATCCCTAACATTACCAATTGCATTATGTCTTGATTCTCTATCGTTTGCTTTTTGGTCTCGTAGAGAGTCTGTTCTTATGACAGTTACATCTGAGATTCTTCTATCTTTTTTTAATGTAGCTAATACTTTTTTAATGTCGGCTTGTGAGGAGTTTGCTGCTTTGATTCTTAATCTTGGTTGCTTTGGCATACCTTCATAATTTTCAGCTACTCCTCCATTTACTAATAGTGTATAGTAAGCGTTATCATTCTCGATATATCTAAACTCACTATTCTTTGTTTCCAGATCCCATAAGATCCATCCATGGTTAGTCGGATGTTCCCCAAAGTTTTGACATACTAACGAGCTTGCGTAAGCTATCGTTTTCTTTTTATCAAGGTATTGATGTTTATGAATATCACCTAACATTGCATAGTCAAATCCTTCAAAATCATCTACTGATAAATCACCTTGTAATTCATATCCTACATCAGTTCTTGCACTAGTAACTGGTCCGTGATATAATACTATTTTAGTCTTATCATCTGGTACTTGATCTGCTTTAATATATTTTTCTGGATTGTCGAATACCGATTCTACTACAAAATAACAATCTGCTATTTCGTATATGTCAGTATCGTATAGGTAATAGAAATTATCTAACTGTAGAGAATTAACTATGGGTGTCAATGCATCTAGTCTATGTTTATTATTTAGATTACAATCATGATTACCTGCTATAAGAATTGTAGGAGCTATTTTACTCAATTTAGTAAAGAGTTCACTAGTCATTGAAATAAGCTCTGGACTCATCTCCGTTTTTGCGTGAACGATATCTCCCGCTAGATATATCAATCCACCTTCTTTCGGCAAGGTAGCTTTTAGATCCTTGTATAATTTTGTAAATACTTTTTTATATTCTTTATGACGTTTTACATTTCTGATATGAATGTCAGCTATGTGAGCTATTTTTGTGATTTTGTCAAATCCTACTGCGATCTGTTTCATTATCTAAACCTCCCGATTATCTTTTTCTGCATTAGTGAACTTGCCGTCAGTGGTGGTGATGTATTGATATACTGGGTGACTGTGGTGAATCCCAACTCGCTTGGATCCTTATCCTCCATCTCTACCAATCTTACTTCAACACCATTTGAAATAAGATACTCACACATTTCCAATGCATCATTTACAGCATCAGTGTCTAGTGCTATATTTATTTGTTTTATTTGTGAGTTAATTATCTTTGACTTTAACGTGTCCATCATCATCTTTCCGAATAATGGAATTGCATTACGTTTAATCGCGATTGCATCAAACGCTCCTTCTACGATTGTTATTGGTTCGTTCCAATTTATATATAGATCAAATCCAATAATATCTTTTGACACTTTCGGATTCTTGTGTTTGAATGAACTATCATTATAATACGTTCTTCCTGTGAAGAAGTTTAGTTGACCGTTAGAATCATAAGATGGAATTATTATCATACCTGCATATAATCCTTTGTCACAGTATCCTATATTATATTTTAATATATCATATTTTGTAATCCCGCGGTGTTTTGTTAGATAATGAAATGCATTTATAAAATCTGGGTCTTTGGGATTACCATTCATAAATGGTATAAATTCTGGTGGTAGTGATAGTACATCATAAGCCTTTTCGATTACCGATCGTTTTGGCTTACCTACTAGATTTTCAACTGCTTTAAGAATACGCTCTTCAGCTCCAGTCTTTTTTACTAATGCATATATACTTCTACCTTTAGCACCACAAACCCAACATTGCCATTTCTGACTTTCAGTGTTGACTTGAAGTTTTTTCTTGTGGTGGTGACAGAATGGACAGTTAAATGCTATCTCATTGTTAGACATAGTTCGACCTTGTCCTATTACACCTTGTAAAACGGTTTTAATATTCATTACACTTAATATAGGGAATTTATTTTGATTCTACAACTTATTTGTCTGATTTTAACCACTCGTTTGGTATTACTTTATCTGCCCAAAGTATACCGTTTTTATCGCAAAAATCTGCGTATGTCGTTTTGCTGCCTTTCCGAATTTTCCCCTTAGAGTTCATAAATACAAATCTAATATCTAATTCTGGGTGTTGGTCTCGAATAAGCATATGTTTCTTTCTATCCTCTAATACCCATCTGCCCTTTGCTTCAATTAAAATTCCATTTGGTAATGCAAAGTCAACTGTGTATGTATGACGTGTTTCTGGCTTTATGTAGTCAATTACATGCGTTTCGTAAATTTTCTTAGGATTTATTTTATGTTCTGATAGTTGAGTTCCTATAGAATTCTCAAACTTAGATCTGTAACCGTTTATTTTTTTGATACGTCTTGCCATCTATGTAATAACTATGGTTCCGTTTTGCAAAACAGTCTTTTTTGTAGGATACAGTGGATTAACTTTTCCATTTAGAATAGATGGATAATATGCTCTATATGAATAACTAACATCTACACTGGAGCTAGCAATTGATTGCGATGTTATATTTTGTTCCCATTTAGCCGTGTATGTTATTGTGGTAGGTTTATTAAGTTTGATTGAAAACAATGATTCTGTCGTAGCTGTGGATGTTTGTAAAATTTCTCCATCCTTCTGGATTTCATTATTTGCTGATATCAGTGATCCGCTACTTAAAGATCCAGTCGTAGTATTATACAACGTATAACTTGATCCGTATTGTGGGACACCTAAGTCTATCTGTGCTACATACGATTCTTGTGATTGGGATAGACTTGCAGTTGGCGGTGGACCATAAGATGTGTGAAATGTAAACTTTCCTCTGAATGGGTTTGGTTTCGGCATTAACTTTGCAACTACTGCTGAGGCTGATACTGTTTTGTCTATCGGTTGTAATTCTGATTCAAAGTTGGTGTCGGCCATCGATCTGAACATAGATCCAGAAGCTCTTTTTCTAGTTCGAGTCATTAGAAACGCTTGAGAAAATCCTACTTTAGCTACTGCTATGGTTTTGTCTAGATGGTCTGATATTCCCTTATAAAAGCTCTGTCTTTTGAATAAATGTGGTAATATATCACTCTGATTTGCCGATCCAGTATCTCGTTTATATTTATTTAATTCTTCTAAATTTTCGTCAGATACTCCCTCGTAAGCTGCGTGGTGTTCTTCCATATCTTTTCCACGAACGTATGGTGTTACTTGTCTTATACCATCTACGATTCCCGCACCATCTTCTCCTAACTTGATATCAGCTTCTTCTAAGGATTCAGACTTAATAGTATCAATGCCATACTTAGAATCGTCTTTGTATTCTTCTTTTATTTCTTTATCCTGGTGTTTGGGATCTTTAAGGCTGTCATAATATTTACTTACAGCTTCATATACTTGCGGAAATATATAGGATGGAATCTTCTGTATTGCCTCTAATTGATCTATGGAGTTCGGTGCAAGGTGGATTATTATGTCTACCCAATAATCGATTTCACCTTGAGATCCTATATCAGCCATTATAATTTATCCATTCGCACTATAAACGTTAAATCACTTCCTTGAGGTTTTTTTAATGGTTGTGCTAATTTAGCTATTGCTAGAAGTTCTAATTGGTTGTTATATAATCCTAATGTAGATATGTATGGTGAGAAGCTTGAACCCGTTGCGAAATCTTTCATATCAATCTCGTCCGGATCTTCATTCCTTCTTAGGGTGATGTTTTCAGATGCATCAAATTCATGAGACTTAACATTTAATGTATATTCTAATTCAGTTAATTGCGTCGATCCATTAAATGCGATTTCTGCGTTGAGATCGTTCATTACATCTTGATATTTTGCATTTGGATGAGTTATACATGCAAAGCCGTGTCTATAGAACATATTACCAACCTCATTAGTATTATTACTTTCACTCAAAAAAGCAATCTCATTATGGGTTAGACATTTGTTAAATATTCGAACTTCATCCATCGAACCTGAGAATGGTTGTACTATATTCTTAGGAGAGCTGTTTCCAAACCCACCTTGCTTTGACCAATGCCATTTAGTTGAATAAGTTGGTCCATTTCTCTGTAAAGGATCATTTTTTTCTTTTGATGAAGCTGTTACGTATCCTTGAAGAGCTCCTCCGATAACAGTAGGGACTTTTTGTCTACAATGTCCTTGTGCGCCATCACTTGCAGATGTTTGTTTTATTCCATCTACCCAAAACTCATTACTACCAGTTTGATATTGATATACAATGTGGTGCCACTGTCCATCATTAAGCTGAGCTGATGATGTTAGTTGTGGAGTGCTATCATGTTCACATTGATTTGATTTTCCTCGCTTAAGGACTAATTTACCTACATCACCTGAGTCATCAGTATCTACATCACCCCTTCTTTGATTGTAGGTTTCTATCATAAAAGGACTTCTTCGATATTGAGTCATTCCCTGCCTAGCTATCAATACATTAGTCTCATGATCAAATGTTGTAGAAGCATTAGTTGCTTCTGGAGCTACATTTGATTGTTCTCCTTCGAATCCATAATAACTCTGAGTAACTGATTGGGAAGGTGGAATGTTGATCCAAAATGCTACTGCGAAATCGTCGCCGTTTGCAAATTTGAATTTATCCCATCCATCGTGTCTATTAGAAACTATTATATTTCCAGCTCCTCCTCTATATGGATTTTGTCCATTAACTGGATTTGTTGTTCCACCTAATCCTGTAAATACTGCATGTGTTCCGAAAGATCCATCGCGTTCCTCAAACCGCATATTGTATGCATATGCTCTTTGTCTCACTACACTTGTATCATCTAATTGAAACTCTGTTATATAATCACGTCTAGATCCAGAGATCTTTAATTGATATTCTTTTCTATACCGTCCTTCTGAATTATCCATCAGTCCTGTGAATTCATGACACTCATTAAATGATAGTCTAAAAAGTTCTGATGCACTTGGAATCATATATGTAGTAGCTAGTCCACCATCGATTAAATTACCTTGTTTATCATCTACTATAGTTACACCATCTTTACCTACTATCTGGAACGTTCCTGGAGCTATCAATTCCCCATATCTCTCTTGGGATATTGATATTACAGTTGATTTTCTATCTAAGATACGATCTTGATTCTGAGGATGAGATCCACCTGGTTGTATTGTTTCTCCAGGATGGTTTGTGTAGTTTCTATAGAACATCGTGTTTATAGAATGATGTACTTGATTTCTATAAAGTCCTTTTGTAGTTGTTGGATCGGATGATCCTGTGGTCCATGATATCATGGATCCGGTTTGGTATTCTGCTAAATATGTTTCTACTCCAAGACTTGCAGAGTTTGCGCGTGTTACCCCATACCCTTTATGTATCTTGAATTTAGTACGCGATTGCTCGCCTATCTGTAAAGACTTTACTGTTAGACCCATATTTTATCATTCCAATGTTCCCGAATACTACTAGTATTCAAGTTTAACTTTAATTAACGCTTCGCGACTGAATGATTTTAATAATGGTTTGCTTAATTTTGCAATTGCAAGACAATTGTCATTATCGTCATACATTCCAACAGTTGTTATGTATGTGTTTGGATTATTCTTAAAGTCCGCGTATCTTAAAGTTGCATCAGAACCAGTTACGAATGTTGGGTTATCTGAGTAATTATATGCTTGGTTTTTTACTCTAACAAAATAGTGTGTAGATTTTACTTCTTCTTTATTTCTAGCTGTAAATGTTGGAGTTGCTCCAGCTGCCGATCCTGTTATTGCTTTTAGGAATTTTCCTACATTATCATTGAATGTGTTTGATCCTACAACTCTTGCATATGTTGATTTAGCAGCTACGTCAGTTGGATCTAGGATAATTACACCTTGATCAACATAAACTTTTCCAAAAATATCACCTGCAGCTGTTCCAATTGGACCGTTTGTTATTGATCCTGATACTACATCATATACTCTACCAGCTTCGTTGATTGTCGATGTCGCTGAATCACTTGAATCCACTAGGTGTAATATGTCACTATCATTGTCACCGTTACTGTCTAGGTTTAATTGCCAGTTTCCTGGATCTAGTTGTTCTTTGAATCTTGCTCTGTTAATATTGATAACAAGAATATCATCTATTTCAGTTCCACCTACTGTAAATTTATTAGTTCCGTCAGCTAAAAGCATATTTGCATATTGACCGTAAATAGCTCTTGTAGGAGATACACCTGGTTTAGAGGTATTATCATAATCAACGGATCCACTACCCGCGTAATGTCCGTATGCTATAGAAAATTGTGATGTTGCAGTTGCTCCTGTGCCATTGTATATGTCTAAGTAAGAATTTACGTTTGCGCTTCCACTTTGAGTTGAAGATGTATAAAAAGCTGTTAGAGTTGCTGTGTTGTCAGACCATATCGGAGCTGTTTGTATTTCCGATACCTCCGTTACTACATCATCAGCTGTATCAAAGTTTGTATAAATATAAGCCATGTTTTAATTCTCCTTATGAAGCGAACGTATCGTTATTGATAACATCTTTTGCTACATTGAACGTTAAAGTTAAGTGACCACCAGAAGCTCTTCCAGTAATAGTCACTGTGGTTGATTTTGCTTCTACTGTTTGTGGAAGTGCTTGGAATTGCATTGATTTAGCAACTCTTACATTTCCAGAACCTACCGATGTTCCAGCTACTGGAGTCCAGTTTAGCGGTTGAACTACGTCAGTGTCTCCTATTACGAAAGTAAATCCTTGAGATAAATCTAAACTTTGGAAATTGGTTACGGTTGGAGCAATCATCGGTGATGTTGGATTAAGATTACTTAGATCGAATGTTGTCGAACCTCCAACTCCAAGCTTTGGAAGCTTCAAATTACCTTTCGGTAATGTAATCAATTTATGTCTTAATACGTAATTTTGATCCGGCACCGCCTCTACTACAGGCATCGCCTCAATAGCCTCTCCATATTTTGCAGTTCCTTCTGTATGTGCTGGCATGTATAAGTTATAATCTACTTCATCATCAGATAAAGCGAATTTTGTAATTTCAAATGCATTACCGCCTTGTGCTAGTAATTCTCTACCCTTTTTAGTTAGAATTGCATCTACCGTTACTGTTGTGTTGTCTAAATATCCCATGGATTTTTCTCCTTTGTTTACTCTAATATAAATATGTCGTTGTATAGAAAAACTTATATATATACACTCCTATGTTATTATGCATAGCTATTATTATTACTCGGTGCTGCTATATTTGCTGATGTTGCTTGTATTGCTGATTGATTGACTTGATTTTTTACTGCTACACTATCAGCTTTTAACAAACTTACCACATTACCGAATTTATCTAATGCCTGCCCCTTTCCTGGGAATTTTTTAATTCCAGGTACTGTTAATGATCCACCATAAACGCTTGGAGATGTTACTATCAATTGATTTGGATTAGAATCGAACAACTCGATTACTGGCGTACCATCTGCAGTTTGTGGTGAGTCTTGATTATATCCACCTGCAGACAATTTAGATCCGCCATATCTAGCATTAAAGAATCCTGCAGGTTCTGTATCTTGTCTTTCGGCTGGAGTTGTTGGTACATCACCTATCACTGGGTATATGTGCGCTTTTCCTCGCTGGCGATCGAATGCACCGTTTTTTACCGATCCTTTATCAACATTCCATACAGCAGCTTTTGTTTCACTTAATCCATATCCTAGAGTTCCTTGCATTATTCCCCTATCAGAATCCCACGAAGCTGAGAATGATGAGCTATATTTGAATACTCTAGTTTCCCATATTGATGATAGACGCGATCCAGTTATCACTGTGTTGAATGGATTACTTGTATGTGTATATGATCCGACTGTATATGTTCCATCTGCGTTTTTATTTCTGTAATGTTGTGACCATCTATATCTTGACCCGTTATACGAACCGGTTAGATGTCCTATAGCGATTCCGTCTGATAAATCTCCGAAGGATGCTGAATTTGCTGAATCTGCTTTTAACTCAAACCAGTTTTCACCACCCGCACATAGTAGACTTGCTGAGTATTCCGACTGATAGTCAGCTGACATCGATAACGGGAATGTATTTATATCTGGCCTTACATCTAGTACTCCATCATAATGGTGAGCTGATTGAGTCATCTCTGGGAGTCGTTGAATTTTATTTCGTTCTAATATATGTGGTTCTACTAACAGCCCTACATATGAGTTTGCTCTTGCAGGTATCATTTTTTTGACCATTTGGAACATACTGACATCATAGTAAGTTAACATTCTAGCAAAGTCAGCCATATCTGGTTTATCATATAATTTATTAAAGTAGAAGTTGGATAATTGTTCTAAATCTGGATATCCTGGATCACTCTGATGTTTCGGATCGCCTATAAAATCATCTACCCTCATACCTCCAAACTGATATGCAATGTCTCTATTGATCTGATGTTGTAACGAAAGATGTACTCCAATATTATGTGTATCTATCGGATGTCTATCATACTCGCTAACCTCCGCTCTTTCAAATGGATTCAATTGTTTTGTTAATCCTGCTTCTTCTACTCGTAATTTAGTTGATGATATTCCATTAGAAGGATATGACGGTAATGTAGTATAATATGTTTCAGTCATCGGTTCAAAATGTGTACCATTACTTCCTGTTGTCGCATCTGAGAATGCACTTGCCGTTAAGTGTAGTGCATAAGTTCCTCCAGTCCAATCTAAATCTTGGTTTGGGTGGCTGGAGGATATTATTGTTGGTGAAGTGTATGTTCCTAACGATCCAGATAGATTTGATTTCTGGAATTCAGTTCCTAATGGGAATCTTGCATAAAGGTGATCATAAGAAGATGAGAAATTATTACCTACATATGATCTAGGTGATAATGTATGTACTTCTAATACATCTTCTGTGAGTTTTTCTTCACCACCCCAAATTCTAATTTCTTGCATTGATCCACTAAATTGCTTTACCGTTCCAGCAGTTGTTGCAACACCTGTGGAATCGTATTTAGTAGCTTGTGATAGAGCTGCCCATCCTCCAAAGCTCCAATAATTAGTAGTGCCGAAGGTTCTCCATGCAGCGTTGAAACTTGCTGAATAAGATCCAGTGTGGTTGTTAAGAGTTGCAGAACCCGAATGTGTTATTTTTCCATTGGAATGGTCTTTTGCTGATTTGACAGTCAGATGCCATCTCTGGTCTGTTGTGGTGTTATCACTAGTTCCGTTTAATGATGCCGTTACTTCAGTTTGTAGTGTTACATTCCACCAATCTCCGTTATACAAAGGAAGATATTCAGTCGATGCTGATATGACAGAAGCTGCGTGATCTGGAATACTTGATCCGGTCATTAAGAATGTTAACCTACCATATATTCCTTTTTCCGTTCTTGGAGTTTGAGCTATTAGTGGTATGTTGTTGGATGAGAAGTTAGTATCTGAGGTCTGTGTTATCGATCCTGAGTGGTGGATATTCACACACCATGTTGTTCCATTCTTTTCCAACAGAACCATATCTTCTTTTTGAGTTGTCTTGAATCTGAATTGGAATGCTTGTGGTGTACGAGAGTGGGTAGAATTCTTTGCCGCTTTAAGTCTCAACGTTTCACCCCTATCCAATTGAAGTGCGTAGGTTGCTCTTTCCTCTTGCATGAATTGACGCTCGTTGTCATTTATACCTTTCGGTCCCCCATATTCTCTTACTTGTATTATAGTATCTGGTACACCGTAGCAAGCTAATACCGCTTTTAATCCTCGAGTCGTTCCTTTAGTTGATAAGAAATATGGAAGATTGTTTATCAATCTACTCCATATAGACTTAGTAACATCCTCTGAGCTCATTTGTGGTAATGATCCAGATTCAAATCCTGTGCCTGATGATGCTAGGCTACCAGAAACATCTGTTCCTAACGACCACTTCCACAAGTCTTCAGATCCATTTCCATTTGGCAAATCTATTCCCAACGATGTTCCTACATGCCATAATAGATTCTTTGCTATACCACTAGTCAATTCTTCATCACGGCTAGTTACATCTGTTAGTCCTTTTGTATATGTCCACACTACATCATAGTGCTGTCCGATCATATCCGTTAATGTTATTATAGTAGAATTATTTATATCTTCCAAAACGTATTCTGGTAGAGCCTTTGATAACATATCGTCATTCATTCTATCATAATAAGATGCAGATTGTATTGCGCCAGTTAACCATGTCTGAGCCTCTGATGATGTTGTTGCGTATATTTTATGTGGAGCTATTGAGGTGTTCTTAGGCCATGAATTTGACCACCATTCTCCTAACGATCCTGATATAGCTGATGAAGAGTTGTTGTACATATATTCTTCAAATTTATCAAACGATCCAATAACATTATCTTGCTTCTCTACGATGTTAGCTCTGTCAGCAACGACTGTTGGCAAAGCTCCTGTGAGTGTGTCTGAGGCAGATATTTCCGTTGCATATTTTTCGATTAGCTGGATCTTGTATTTGAAGTTTAGCAATCTTTCTTCATATGATGAGAAATGGATAAATTCTTCTGGCTTTTGGTAGTTTATATTTACCTCTGTATCTCCATAACTCGAGCTTAGGTAGTTATTTATTATCTTATCCTTTGTACTCTTAACCGTTCCAGTCAAATCATCAATTGTTTTGAATTCTGTGTTGATCGGTGTTCCGCCTCGTACTTTCATATCAAAATTTGGATGAAGGAATGGATATTGTATACTATCACTTGCAACTTCCCATTGAACCAACGCGATTGTTGGATCCGTGATGTCCATGTATAGTGGATAAGTACCTCCTTGGAATGTATCCATTGGAGCTGGTGAACCTAACTTTGCTATTAAGTCGCCACCCTCTATCGTCCAGTTAATCAACGATACGGATCTACCCATACCCACATCAAGTTTATGATTCCCTAATACTTCAGGTAATGCATTTTCACCAAAATTTATATCAGTATTGTCACTAGATGCAGGGATACCTCCAAACCGTATTTCCGTTCGATCCTGTGCTATTTGTTTTATATAAGCTCCAGAGTCGATCATAGCGATCTGATTTGTTACTATACGATATACTCCTTGAGGAAGTCTAATACTGTTCAGCAATTCTTGTAAGTTTATCTGAATACCAGATGTTTTTCGAACATCTGCAATTTTTAGATCTGAGTATTCTTGCCAGTATTGAACGTAGTTTGGGTCTGATGCATCGCCGACTCCGTTAGTTTGATTAGTAGTAAACGATTGTACAAAATCACCAGATGCATTATACACTAATACATTTAATAAAGTCTCAACAGTCGAGCTTAGCTTGTATAAGCCAGTATTATTACGAACCGTTCCAGTTCCCAATCCCATCAAATCTTCTGTTCCAAATTCACCCATTCTTATCTACCTCTAATCATCTTGAGTTGCTGTATTTGTTTGATCATATCCATATTCATCACCTTGAGTGTCAACCCAATCTAATGCTTCTTGGAGTTGTTCATTCAAATATTTTATTCGCAGCGTCAATAAATATCTTCTTGCAAAAGCCATCGCATATGTTCTCAGTAATTTATCAGTTCTCGCTGATGAATTTGCACTTGTGTTTCCTAAATTATTATTTTTGTTTATCGAAAACGATGTAAGTCCGTCTTCATTATCATACTTTGTTAAGCACTTAGTTGGATTCGCTCCTTGGTATCTAAATGGAGCATCTTGTGGCATGCCATCCGTTGCTCCTGATAATACTGACCCTTTGTAGAATTCTGGCACACTTAATCCTTTGTGGTTTTCAAAATGGGATGATCCTAACTCTGCAAATGTATCTCCATTACGAGCATGTCCTTCTGTATCTAGTTCTAAGGTATCCTGCATTTGCTTGTAGTGAGAATAATATCCATGCCATGTATTTTGTCTATCCGCTTCATTATATCCAAAGTTCCCAGTCACTTCTCCTTCAAACGGAGCTGATCTCATTGATATATCTTCATGAAAAATAATTGGCTTTCTAGTACATTCAAAGAAATTCTTCAATCCTGGAATTTCATCTATCTTTTCTACCATCTCATCAAGAGTGAAATCCATCACAGTATATCGATTCATATCGTACATAATGTCTCTGTGCTTGTACCATTTTGTTCCAGATCTTAATGGCCAAACTATTTTAGCTACACCATCATCTATAGGTCGATATATAGCACTATTACCACCAGTATATAAACTCACAGGATTATTATCCATAATTTCACAAGGGTAGTGGTATCCTATTTTATAATTTCCTTGATTGATCATACTATAGGTGAAATTACCTTGCTTCGATTCACTTATATCTTCAAGACGGTCTATGAGATGTGTTTCCTCGTTTGGATCCGGATCCATAGTTGACCATGTGTCTTCATCATCTGGATTTGGTTTGACCCAACGCTTTACGCCAAGTGAGCATGGTGGAGTGTACATCCTAACAGAATCTTTATAAATCTTATGAGAAAAATCTGGATCGTATACACTGTCCCATATTTCTCGTACACTCATTTGGATGGTTTTATCATATATTCTACTTTCTCCAAAATCATCTAATTTTGACATGAATTCAGCTAGATACGATCTACTTATCCAATGTACGTGGGCGTAGCTTCCTTTATTATACACACACCAATTAGGTCCATCATCGGTTTTAGTCTTAAATACATTATCCCAAGTTAGCCAATAATTATGCCAATGACAAGTATAGTTATTAAACCCATACGCATTGTAATTATTTGGATAACTAAAGAAACTATGTAGTCCTTTTCCAGGTCTATAGAATAATGATTTGAATACTCCTGGGACGGTGAAAGAGTCAGATGCCATTGTTCCCGTGTCATACGTTGCTAATGCAAATGCTATTAAAACGCGTGTAGGCATTTGATGAGTCCAACAAGATCCATCGTACGTTTCTCCCATGATACATGAAACGAGTGCTTTAGTTTGTGAATACCATCTTAGCTCTCCTCCTCCTGCATACGAATCTTGATCTGCGTGGTATTTTTCAACTATTTGCTTCCATCTTATCTCCCACCACGGAAGTACTCCTGGATTTTTTTCTTTCCAGGTGGTTTCTATCATGGATATTATATCATCTCTATGATAAAAATAATTTATCTGCGATAGGAAGTTCATTGCATTTGCTGCTTCATTTGGTCTGAAGTAAGGTATGCCTTTCCCGATGATGTGGACACTCTTTCTAATAATCGACATAGATGGTGCATTCATTTTATGTAGATAGTCAAACAACATAGAGGTTCCATTCATATTGTTTATATGACCAGAATTAGGTCTTTTCGATCCAGCTGAAACATTTGTTACTCTTCCTATGTTGGAGTAAACACTTCCGTCCTTTCCTGGAAACGGTCTTGGCGCGTAAGTGCTCAGAATACGTGCTCGGTGTAGTTCGTGTCGGCACCATTGTGCAAGGTGTACTAATCCTTTATACCTTACACCGGTTTGTGATGGATGTTTATAAGTTGATGTAATTTTATTTTTTATTTCAATATTTCCCACATCTTCTATAAGATCATTACATCTTCGACGTTCCTTCTCCGCTTTATATATTTGATCTTCTAACCAATCATCATAGCTTGAATCGATTATATCGTCTGGATTAAATTTTGTTGATGGAAATTTTAATCCATCTTTGTTTATGAACAATCTAAGATTGACTGCGTGAATACCACAAAGATACTGTTTCGCAAATGTACCTGTTCTTCTACTAGTCCATTCCCATTCTCTCTGAGCTCTTCTGAACATCATATGTACTCTAACCCGTCTAGTTCCCGGTGGTATTGATATAGATCTATATCCAATAACCGCCGCATTAGACCGCTGCGTTGGTCTAAAACTATCCATTTCAAAATCCTTTACCAGCTCATCGTTAATATCATAGAACTCATATCTAATTTTAGATTCGTCGTGAACATCACGTTTAGTCTCTACATAATCATTATCATCCCCATTGAGTTTATAATCGTTTTCAGATCTAAATCCTCCCGAGTAATGACCATCTTTGAACCAGACTTTTGTAGATCTACATTGTGCTAACCATGCAAAACATTTTGCTTCAACATCAAATACTCCTTCAATCTTTCTATCTATAATATCTATAGTATCTGGCTCTGTTATGAATACATCCTGATAGGCGGTTGTTAACACTCCACCTGGATTAGGTTCTATAATAGTGATTTGTTTATTATCTCCTCGGCCGGACATCATTCGATATGCATAATCCTCAGCTGTGAAAAATGCTAAACCATCTCTTTGCCTATACATAGGATCTATTCTTCCTCCAGCTGGGAATCGTGATCCCGCTCCAAGCCATGATCTATCTCCAGACTTAGCCCAAAACTTTTCTAGCCTAAGAGTTCCTATTTGAGATGACCAACTAGATAATCCATTTTCTCCCATTGCATTTTGTACTAGATTTATTCCAAACTGATCTTCTCCTGGTGTTACTATTTCAATATCTACATTCTGACTGGTAGTACTACCAAACTCGTTCGTTGCAACAAAATAATAAGTTCCAGAATCATCAGATGTCGGTTTCTCTACCGTGTATGATAATCCAGTAGATAATGATGATCCATCTTTGTACCAAGTAACTATAATTTCACCACCTTCTGGGTTGATATTATTTTCCCCTATAACTCCACAATCTATAGTGAATGGGTACCCAGCCAATACTCTTCGAGTATCCTGTTGTATAACTGCAGTATTGCTATTGTCTGTATTAGCCATGTAAATTAGTCCTCGAAATCAATTTTTGCGTTCGGTTGGTTTGTTATAACTGGAGCTCTCCCCTTCATGCCAAATCGCTTTGAAGTTGGAGCTAGTTGTCTCATATTTGAATTTGGATCTGATAAAACGGTTTTAGCTAAGTTCATAGAAACTAAATCTGTAATGTGAATATATTTTTTATCACCAGTATCTTTTAATACGACTGCTTCTGGCAGCGTTTCAGATAGGTCGGCTACTTGTGCTAGAAATATTCCCTGCTCCTCTGCTTGTTCCCTTTCATATCTATTCTTTGGAATAGGAGCTATGCTAGGATCTGGCTCTGATGTGTCTAGGAATGTTGGTCCTCTTAAATCAGCTCTCAGTATTTCCTTTAGAGGTTCTAATATTTTATTCGGTCGCAATCCTTTATTTTTTGGTCTGCCACGTTGAGTTCTACCGTAAAACGATTGTCCTATCACTACATCGTTTAATCTACCAAATTGCTGTTTACGTTTTTGACTGTAGTCAGGTTCTCTTACCCATCTGAAGTATGGTCCTACATAGGTTTGTGATACGTCTGTTGGTTGTAGATCATCATTCCTCTTTATGAAGAATTCTCCTCCTTCGGTATGAAATACATTTATATATCCCTCCGTGAACCATGGATCTGTTTCTGAGACTGGTTTATATTTATAATCTTCTTCTGGTTCGTAGTCGTTCCATCCCCAACTTGCATTATTAGATGTTGAGTTAGAATAAGCTTTAACCATGGATACTTGAGATCCAAAGCTATCTTTACCCTCTACTACAGCATTATCATTTCCATATTTTGGCATATTATTATCTCACTATCTTAAACGCAAAGTCTTCATCGAAGTATTGTTTTCTAGTTCCTCTATCGATTCTGAATACAAATTTGTAATATCTTTCTGGTTGTAGTCCATCCATCCAAAAATCGAAATAATTTCCAGTCGAATCACAACTAATTTTAGTATATGTTGTATCAAAATCTATAACATACTCCTCCGTGTGCATGTCTTTTATTCCCCAATATGATGTAGTTGGTAAATATTTAGTTGTAGAATAATCAGATGATGTCGCATATGTTTTAGTTGGATATCGTTCTCTACCCGAAACTCGAATACGCTCTCTCGAATCTTTCTTATACTCCCCTCTATTATTCTTTGGATATACTAAGATGTCATCATCTGTTAATTCTGTTAGCGTTCCTGGAGTATGAATAGAGTCGTCCCATTTTACTTCTAACTTTGGAGCGTATATAGTGTGGGTATCTAAACTAAAGTATTTATGAGACCCAAACCTGCCACTATTCGTTTCATTCGTATCAGTTCTTTTTGTGATCCACCCATCATTAAGTATTGTACCGTCTAAATGAGCTCCTACTCCATTAGTAATATTTAAGGAGAGATCTCCAGATGTAGTTGAAAGGTCTTGCGATCCTAAATAAGCTGAGTTTGAATGCCATGTACCACCACCTGAATTAGTTGCCCAATTGTTAGTATGCGTACCATCTTTCAATGTACCCCACGTTTGACTGGTTGCTAGATTTGAGTGCGTCCACGACGCACCTTGCTCTGCTATTGCTACTCCCGCTTCATTTAGATTTTTATCTCTACCCAATCCTTCTGTCCAAGACCTTCCTCCACTCATACTTAGTGGAAGCATATTTACCGTTTCCGTATCGGTTATTGCATTTTCTTGAGATACATGAAATTTCATAAAAGCGGAAGCTGAGGTAGCAGATCCTGTGTTGAATGTCGGAATTGTTCCATCTACTATCGAAGCTGATAGATCTGTGTAATTGAATTCGGTTAAAATTCTAGTATTAAATGTCTGACTAAAGATAGCTCCGGAATCGTCACGTCTCGTAGATCCAGATGTAATTTTAGTAAGCTCAATTATCTCATCCTTACCAGTATTCTTACTAGTGTTCTCTTCATATATAGTAGTATCCTTTATTGGAAAGTAAAAGTAAATCATTTTATATATCTCCTAGTAAGTCGCTAGTCTACCCACGATATCTTGATCTGGATATTTGATTTCAAATACAGATGGATCCATTGATGGGTATATTACTTTGTTTATAGTTGCTCCTTCGATATCATAAGCGTGACCAGAGTAATCTCCACCCACCTTATTTACAATACCAACATTTGTAACGGATTGGACACCTTCAATGGCAGATAATACGGAGTATACTTCACTCACTAATATTGGCTCATTGAACTGTACTCTATCAGTTGCATATTTTTCCTTCAATGCTGATATTCCTTTTAGTAGCATCTCATTAGCATTGTAGCTTGGAATTACTATTATTTCAAAGTTTATTCCAAAGTTTATCACGTAACCATCTTTTATATTTATTGCATCCGTCATCAATCTATATTGAGATAGATACTGTTTTATGTTTTGTTTAGTAGCTTCTCCGGTTGCAACTAATTTTTTACTCTTATCATAACTTAATGTATATAAGTTCAATGCTAAAGGATTCGATTCCTCTTCACTTGTATAAGCATTAAGTTGATAGTCTTGAACTATGTAAGCTTTTGCAATACTACCATATCTAGGTGGCATTGAGTATAGCCTTCCTATATAGTCTTCACGTGTAACCGCTCTATTCTGAGATCCGTAATTAGCTAATGCGTTTTGTCTGATTTCTTCTGTGGTTTCAAACGATCGTCCTCCTTGTCCTGGATCTGGATTATTAACTGCAACTGAATTTTTTGCAGATGTTATTGCTGTTGAGGATAGGTCTTGCATTGCAACCGCATTCTCGTTGTAAGATATTGCTTGGAGTTTTGTTATTTCATTTGCTGAAACATTCGCTTGTATTCCATCTCCTACTATATATGTTATTGTCAGTGATGTGTTCGCGGGAGCTTCTCCATATGCTTTAGTGTACATAAAATTGCTAGGATCAAATCCTGCGTCGAGTGATGTTCTACCATCCTTAGTTTGTAAACCTATATTGTCAGGATTTGGTATTAACTCTTCATCTGCCTGAGTTGATATCCCTGCTCCGAATTGGAGTTCGATTAGATTACCTGAAGTTATTTTTGTTGTGAATCGTTTTGGTACTCTTTTTAATTTTAGCAGATATGGAGATTCATCACTATATTGTTTCAATCGATCATCGTTAGATGCATCGTTTCTAATATCTTCGAATACTACATCTTGTGCAAGATATGGAACTTCCGTCCATTCATATCCGTTAGAGTCAACTACTTTAGTTATCCTTACCACATTATTATCCGGTAATCTGACCTTGAAGAATTGAGTGGGACTTCCTACAGTCGTTGTATAACTTTTTTGCTTACCTGATGTTGCAAACACTTTCTTCTTGAGTAGATATTGAGTTGGTTTGTTTGTAGACTCGTCTGTAGTATATACAGAGACTTCCGTCGGATTCAGCGAACTTGATGCTGCAAAATCAACTTGATCGTTAGAGCTAAATTCTATAGATCCAGCTTTTGATTTAGCAACGAATCCTTCTTTTATATTCAACGCATATCTGAAGTCAGGCTCTGAGTCGGATCCTCTTGCTGGGACTAGTTGGAATACTGTTAACTCTGTGACAGCTGGTACGGATGGTTTAGGTTTATAACCTAATGCTTGTGCCATCGCAACTACGTTATTTCTTTGAGTTGCGTGTGATAACATTGTTTCCTTTATCTGATCATCCATGTAGTATGATAGTACATCACCAACATAAGCCGACATTTCTATTAACATCATACCCAATGAAGCATCACTAAAGTCATTATAAGTTGATGGGAAATATGTCTTAGCGTGTTGAACTAAAGCATCTCTAAAGCCCGCAAAGTCTTTACTTAAATATCGTATTTCCCTTTTTACATTTGTTGTTGGCATTAGTATCCTCCTCCTCTAGCAGTTAGATCATTAGCTGCGAGATCCATATTTTGTTGTGCAGTTCCTCCACCACCACCTTGGAAGTCTGCTATTGTTAGTGGTATTCCTATTGCAGTTTGATCCGCTCCATTGTTTATGGAGAAAGCTACTGTCACTGCAACATTAGCTGAGGTGGTGTTGCCTCCATTGTAACGGTCTACCTCTATGTCTAGTATTTTTACGTATGGCATAAATTCAGCTACCGCGTCATTTATTGCATCTTGTATTTTTAATATTATCTGTTCATCATTTTGTTCGAATAATATAAACTTTAACATCGATCCGAAATTAGGATTAGACAATCTTTCTCCCTTACTAGTGAGTAGTAAGTTTATCATATTATTTCGTACCGCTTCGATTGTTGTATAACTTGCATTAAAACTTGGGCCAGTTTGAGTGGTTCCAAATGGTAATGTAAATCCAATAGATATATTTGGATCCAAATCAATAGGAGCTATGAATTTGGGAATAAACCCAGCTGCATAGTTAGCTAGTCCAGCTTGCTCTTGATTTGCTTGCAGCTCTGCTGCCGTTAATGGATCCAAATAATTTGGCATTTATTATACTCCTACTTTGCTCGTTTGTTAAATGAAGGTGATTTTACCAGCGCTGAATAATCTTTTGTTAACGCGTTAGCTAATGCATCTGGTATATCTCTACCTCTACGATCGTCCGGTATCATTTGTTGTGCTGTTGGCTTACCACTTCCAAATGCATCCATTGGATTTGCTGCTCTGAAGTTCTTAGCCATGTCTGATGTATATTCACCCGCACCCATCTGTTTATACTCCTGAGCTTGTTGAGCTGTTTCATTCAACATATCATTCAACATATCATTTCCTTTTATGAATGTTTGTTTAGTATAACCATCATTAGCCCTAATTTCATTAGGATCTGGTGCAGACTTTTCATTCATCAAACTAGTTAAAGATGTAGTAGTTTTTTCAACTGCAGGTTTTGAAGATTTTCTGTTCTCCTTAATAATCTGTGCAGCTGCAAGATTCACTCGCTTCTTTACGATTTTTTCAATCTCAGGAATTAGTGCTTCCTTTATTGCTTGAATTAGTTCTGATTTTTTCATATAGTCTCTCCTGTTATATAAATATATGTTACATTAAGTTTCTAGCTTGGTACACTGCCTAAGTCTCCCGCTGAATTAGCTAAGTCCGATGCTGCGTCCATTCCAGCTGCTGTGGCATCTGCTACTATGTTTGCCGGATCTGAATAATATGCTATCGCGGCTTGTTGTTCTGCTGCCCAATCTGCATACTCTTGTATCAGTTTCATATATTCTTCTATTTTCTTTTGATATTCTTTTAATTTTTCTATATGTGCTTCTATTTTTTCCTTTTCCTTTAATATGGGTTTTACTATTTTTTCTTCTAGTTCTTCCTGCTTCTTCTTTACTAACTTTACTGCTCGTTCTATAGGTTTGATAGGAATTTGATAGGCCATTGCAATCAAGATATCCTTTATAGCATCTAGATCAGCTACCATCGTCATAGATTTTATTTTTTGAGCTACGCCTGATGTAAATGGTATCGGAATTGAAGGTGCATTTGGAAATCCCGTTTTTATAGCTCTGTCATAATTGTCAGCTAATAAATTTCCTAAACTATCTTGACCGTTCTTTAACCCCATTGCGACTGGTTGAACAAACAAAGATTCCCATTCAATGGTAGCTCCATATCCTGCCCACGGTATAGGTGAGAATGGTGGAGTTCCTGTCGGCATTAACCATAGCCCAGTTATTGTTGCTAAATGAGCTTTTATCATAGGAATCAATTGCCTGATGGGTTCAGCTGGATCAGTTCCCTGCGTTTTGAAATCAAAGAGTGGATTAAAAGTCATTATAGGTGTCCCTGGACTTAGTACCATTATTCCATTGGGAGCTCCAGGACCCGGATTGATTATTGCCCCAACCCAATATATCGTTACTCCTGCGCTGAACATTTGGTATTTCAACGCTCCTTTAGGATCTGGTATTCCTGCTGCTATATCGGCTATCTTCTTTTTGACTTTAGCCATCTTTTCTTCTAGTTTCTTTTTCTTTGGCTCAATCTTTTCTTCTAACTGCTTCTTCTTTTTTTCTAAGATAGGTTTTGTTTTTTCAACAACATACTTCATTGCCTCCTCCTCGGCGTGCTCGATCAGATATTGGATTCTTGCAATTAACTCTTGGATTTCTTCTATCCTTTTCTTTATATCCTCATACTCCTTTTTAATATTTTCTATTTTTTTCTTCTGAGCTTCTATCTTTTCCTTTTTCTTTTCTATCTCCAACTTTGCTATTAACTTTTCCTTTTCAGCTTTTAGTTTCTCCTTGGCCTTAGCCTTCATTGCATCAATTTCCTTTTGGAGTTTTTCGGTAAGTTTATCTATCTCAATCTGGAGTAGCCTCATTGCCTCTGCATAAAGTATTTCATCTAAATTTTTATACTTCTCATACAAGTCTTTTAACTTTTGAATCTTAGCTTCGATCTTCTCCTTCTTTTCTTTGATCTTTTCTATCTTTGCTTTAATCTTTGCAATCTTGCGTTTTAATGGAGGGATTTTTTCTTCGGCTTTGGTTTTCAGAATACCCATAGCACTACGTATAGCATCTTGAATTGCCTGCTTTGCTTTAGCTATAAGCTCTTGTTTCTTTTTTTCAATTCCAGCTAATATCTGAGCTTTTTTGATTGCGAGTTTGATTGTTAACTCTTTGAGCTTTGCCATTGGATTTTCTACCGGTGGTATTGGTGGTCCTGGTAGTCTTGGTGGGGGTCTGAATTGAGGCTTGCCTCCCTCTTTATAGGATAATGCCATGTCTTACTCCAAGAATACTTTCTTACTTAGAAGTCCGTTGTTTTCCGCATCTATAATTTCACCCTCCATCTTAGCTAGGCCAGCTGGTGGGACTAGTACGCCAGTTATACCACCTACTAAAACCGTAGATGCATCAAACGCATCTATGATTTCTAATAGAATGTCTCTTAATTTTTCACCTCTTACAGCAGGTTCAACAGCTTGATCAATTGAATTATCACCTACTCCAGATCCTAAATATATTATATCCGATTCTATTATGCATTGTGGTCCAGCATCTATTGTTATGGATCCTTTACTAGCTAATGATATTCCTTTTTCACTCCACTGATATATTTCACCTCTCGAGATTGTCATAACTCTATCGGCTCGAATAATACATTGGCTTATATCCGTTCCCAATGTTCCATGTTCAAACAATTCTCCCATATCCATAGCTGAAGATCTCGGTTCACCCTTTTCATTTAATGGAAATGGTTTTAATTCTTTTAACTCTGGTATGTATTGACCGTTTGTTAGATATATTGCTGTTGGATCTGTTATCAAGTTATCTACATACCTGTCACTTGTATCTTCTGGTAGGCCATTACGGATGATTGTTATTGGTTTTTGATATGGAGGATCTGATTCTAGGTCTGGGACACCTCTCCACGTTTCATTAGCTCCTTCAGATAGGGTTGCTGATAATCGAATCGTTTGACCGAATCTACCACTCAACATTACATCTCCTTCATGCATGTTCGGAGACATCACCAACGTCTCTTCATTATTATCGTCGTTTAGAATCGCATTTGGCCGGAAGTCGTTTCCTAATATATTTCTATTTTCTTCATCTTCTGGGGGAGGAGTATCTGTGTTGGCTTCATATTCTGCTGCATCTCCTTTTGTCGCTTGAACTGTTATAAATTTTTTATTCCAAACATTACTACTAGCATTATGATTGATATCTCCTCTAATTGATAGTGGAGTCATATAAAAGTATTGTAATACTTCCTTCTCGTCTTGGTCTGGGCGTGTACTTGCTGCAGCTGGTCCTCTGACTATCAAAACATATTCATTCAATGTAGGTATGCTTACGAATAATGTATTTAATGGCCTAGCATACGATAACATGCTAAGTGGGGTATCAGATGGCTGTCCTGTTATTGGATCTAGTAATCTAAATTGGATTGTGCCAGCTTGATGTTCTTTATTTGGAGTAGTTATTACTTTACTTACTAACGCTAATTGCAATGCTCCTGACTTACCTCCTGCTCTGTCTTTAGCTGATCTAAAGTCTACCCCATTGACTGATGCTGCATCGTTGCTTTCAAATTGACCATAATATCCACTCATAGTCTAACTCGCTTTCGTCTTGATAGAATCTACAGCATCTGCTGCTGCGTCTTCCATTTCATTCATTGTATCTAATAATTGCTGCTTTTCACTATCGGTTAGTATAAGATCACCTCCTGCACTATCTACTCTGGACATTGCTCTTTGAACTACTGCAGCCATTTTTACTAGATGCTCATCGTTCTTAACTCCCACCTCTAAATATTCTTTAATTAGTGGTACAATAATAGTTGCATCTCCAATATTCTTAACCAACGGCTTTAACTCGCTGATTAGTATATTGATCTGCTTTTCTTTATTCTTTGTTGTCGTGTATATATCTTTTAGTAAAGATGAAAACGACTTTCCTTTGAATAGTTCTTGATCTTCAAAATTCATGTTGTATACTCCGATTCTTGATAATAAATATGGAGCTGGTTAGATTATTTGAACTTTGAATGAGGTATCCTGGTTAACGATCCGTATTCTGTGTATAGTGGATATAGATGTTGATAACTTCTTTTGATGGTATTCACTACCTTGGTTATATATAATGTTTTAACTCCCGTCATCTCTCTAATCATTATATACAATGCTTTTTTATTAAAGTTTTCTATATTCTCTCTAATTCTAAACAGTTCTAGTAAAGCATCAGCTATCTGTCTATCTCGAGTCTTGGAAAACTTCTTAAACAAATATACTTCCCAATATTCTATAAACTCATCAAAGAAATCTTTTATTTCCGTAACGCGGTTTTCTCTGAATATCTCATTTGTAACATTTCTATCCGTGTCAATTTTAATAACCGCAGCTTTTTGCTTCATGCGTGCATATTGTTTATTATTATTTATGATTAGATAGTTTTTAGCTACTATTGAGAAATAAGAAAACGCCTTTCCTTTTCCCTTCGTGAACTTGGGCATCTTCTCTATTAAGAATGCAACTACTTCGTGCTTAACGTCACTATGCTTTCCATCCATATAATAAAACTTAAATGTGTGTATTATATTTTCAGCTAGTTTATCAAAAGCCTTATATATAAATTCCTTATATACTCTATCTCTGAGAGATTGATTTTCTTCTGCCGTATATGCTATAATAGCATCTTCTACATTCTGATCGAAGTAGTATTTTTTAGTTCTCGGTCTACCACGTTTCTTTTTTAACTCTTTACGCTCTTTAGGAGTCAATGATGCTAACCAAGCTTTATGCTCTTCTTCTTTTCGAACCTTTTCTTTATAGTCAATATAGAATTGTTGTACTGGGCTAGTTGCTTGAATCATTTGAATCATCTTTCTCATCTTTTACTATTATACCTTCCAACTCTCGTACAAGCTGGTTGATTTGTTTATATATACTTCCTACATAATCATCTGATTTGAACATTCCTTTCTCATCAATGACATCTATCTCTGCAATGATCTTAGTAACGATCTGATTTAATCCATCTACCCACTTAGATAACTGATTTGAAAAGTCTTCATGTCGTTCCACCTTACGAAGTAAATTCCATATAATAAAAATACTTACGACGAGCAATACAGATAGTATTATTATTGTAACGATCATGAATCGTCTCCGAATAAACTTTTGAATGCATCTTTGGCGGAGGCAGCCGCGTCAGTCGAGAGCGCGCGATTTTTTGTAGCGCGAGTTGAGGTAGCGGGTTTTGAAACCTGTCCTCCATCAATAGCCCATTTCTCGTATTCGATTCTGGAAGCCATATGATCTGCATGATGTAATAGTATTGGCATGTGTGAAGTCATCTTTGAATCTTTCATGCTTGCTTTGAAGTATGGTTTATTCGAATCATCAAATACTCCATCGTGTAGTTTAATACCCATATACTCATTGTGGGACATTTTAATTCCCCAATCTTGTAATAAGAATATTGTTCTATCTGGAACCATCATGAAAGGTATCTCTGGATTGTTTGTATAAATCTTTCCTTGATTCTTTCTATGCCATTCACTAGGATTAGGTAAGTACTGTGCTCCTTCGCTCGTACCTATCTTTCCCAAGTCGTGATTGATTGCTGCGAATACTAATTCTTCTCTCGTGTAGTCTGTTGAGTTAGCACCCATACGATTCCACACTTCATATAATTCTATTGCACATTCCACTACTCTCAATACGTGATCCACATAACCACCTGGAAAGCAATTATGGAAATGTTCAAAGCTTGATGCTGGCATCATACTTATTCTATCCTCATAGTGAGTGTAGAATTCCGTTAATTGTTTTTTACGTTCTCCGCTTATCTCTGTATCAATACATTCTAGTAAGCGTTCCCAATTTTGTTTAATTTCTTCTGCTGTCATATTAACTATCTATTTTTGATTTTACTTTTTTCCAATAACCTGCTGTCATTTCGTTTTGCATTCCACGAGGACCACCATTCCAACATCTTGCAATTTCTTCCGCTGTTGTTAATCCATAATGTTTACAATATATGTCAAACATCTTAATTGATTTATTTCTTAACCATCTATCATCGTATGTAAATCTTACATCCGATTTTTGTCTTCTTAATATTCTATTTACATCATCTACCATAGTTCTTCTGATTTGTAAACAACCTACTGCATCCTCTCCTGCGTTGTAAGCAGAATCGTTGTTACTACTTTCAACAAATATCAATGCTGATATTAGATGTGTAGTATTATTAGATATATTGAAATCCCATATTTGATTTTCCCACTGTAATGTATCTATTTCCAATATCAAACTATCAACTACGTTTGTTAAACTATCAGTTGTGTGATCTAAATCATTTTGTAGTTCTTCGATTTGATTTTCCATACTCCACGTTGTTGCTAACCATAACATTGCAATACTAATTATCATTAGTATTCCTGCTACTTGATCGTAAGTGTAAGTGTTTTCTTTTTTCATAATTATATTATTTGGTCAATAACTTTTATTTCTAATGCTTTATCAGCTGTTAGCCAGTAATCCGTTCTTTGTATCTGATCCCATTCCTCAGCTGATAATGTACTTTTCTCACTCAATATTGTATTAGACATTTTGTCTATTTCAGATACATGGTGTATACTTGCTTTAACATCAGCCTGTTTACCTTGTAGCCAAGTAGATGATTGGTGAAACATAATTGTTGAATGTTTACTAGCATATCTAGCTCCTGTTCCACTAGCCAATATGACTGCAGCTGCTGAGAAAGCTTTTCCTCTACATATTGTATTTACTGGAACGCTTAGTGATTTCATATAATCTATGATTGCCAACATTTCGTATACACATCCACCTTCCGAGTTAATTATCATATTGATCGGTTGATCGATAGTCTCTTCCGTTCTGTTATTTAATATAGTTCGAATACGAGTCATCATATCGAATAGCGTGTACCCATCAATCTCTCCAACTAAATAAATAACGCTATCCTGTATGTCGAATGCGTATGTTATTTCATTGAACGTTTCTTTATTAGAGTTATCTTGTTTAATATCCTCTTTTCTGATTGGAGTGGGTTTATCATCGTATATTGACATGCATTATCCCTTTAATATATCTTTCATTTTATCTGTGCTAGACTTTGTCGATCCAAACGCTTCTTTAATACTCTCCGCGCTGTATCCAAGAGATGCAGCTAGTCTCCTACACATTGTTTTGAATTCGTGTATATCTAAATCTTCTCTTACTTCTAGAACAACCTTCTGAGCTTCTTTAGAATATGTACCTCTAGTATATTCAATCTTATCCATTTGCTATCTCAACCTCATTACCATAATCACCCTTCACTCGTCTTCTAATACTACCATCGTCTGGGTTACGTTCGTATATGAATTTTTCTCCAAATTGTAGTTCTAATTGATCATCTTTCTTATATAGATAATCCATAACAGCTATCCAATCAAAGAACGGAGCTGATCCGAAATGGATCCATTCACCCTCAAACGTAGTCTGACCTCTATCAGATCCACCCATATCATCTATCAGATAATCACCTTTGTTTAGATTTTTATGATGTGATAGAATAAGTCTTTTACAAGCATTCTCGCCTAACCATTTTTCTACCCACAACCTCTTATCCATCCATGCAGATGGGTTATCCCATGGTGCGGTTGATAAAATATAAACATCGAAATCTTGGCATAATTTATTAAATGATTCTACTGCTCCTGGTAGTGGTTTTAACATCTCAAACATTCCAGGTATAAGATCCGGACTTCCCTTATACTCTTCATTCTTTCTTAGTGGGTGTAAAGCTGCTGCACCGCAGAAATCAGCTAGTACTCCATCCATATCAATATACATTATCTTTTTAGCCATAAGTCTTCCATTTTTATATTTATACTTAAATATACAAAATTATTTTGGATTATGCAACTAATTACTTGATTATTTTTTCCAGCTTGCGAATTTCTCTTTGTATCTCTCTAGCGGCTTTTTTAGTCTTAGCTCTATTTAGAGACTTCTTCAATTTATGATATGTAATCATAGCTTGTCGTTTGAGATTAGCTTTTTGAATCTTTGAGAGTTTTGGTTTGTTTGATTTCGGTTTCGGCGGTGTCGGTTTAAGCGTTCCTTTTAATTCTGGTTGCTCTTTGCCTTTATGAAATACATTACCATCTTTATCAACGAATTCCTTCATGAAAGCCCACCCTCTAGGCTTTCCAGATCCTTTATAACTTTTCAGTGGAGTAAAGGGAAAGTCCTTTTCATAATTTTCTCTGACGCACTCATGGCATGTAGTAGCTGTTGTTCCTTCCGTTGATGGAACATATTGTCCACAATCTCTACATTCCATATGTCTAACACCATCTATATGTTGCACGTCGTATTTTATGTCTTCTGTTTTCTTCATCTGTAACTTTTATTAAATATACATAATTTTTTTCAAACAACCAACTTTTCAATTACAAATTTGTAGATGGATGTTGCTTTCCATCTGGATCTCGCCAATTTCCACTAGGATATTTATACCATCCAGCTTTATGCCTAGCTGAAGATGTTGCTCTATCACCGTATAAATTATCCTCTTGCTCCTCATAGTGAAGTCCATCATTACCATTTTGTCCTATTACATTCATGCGCTCTTCTGCTTTTTCCTCATCATCTTTTACATAATGCTTTTCGACAAAATCTGGATATGTTAGATCTTCAATTACATCCTCCTCTTCTAGTGGAATTGGATATGGTTTATTAAATTCCATTCCTTCTGGTATAGACATTACTACTTCTGGATCCTTTCTTTTTATTTGAGCGAATGCCATATTGGATGCAACTACTAATGCTATAGCTAGAGGATCGAATACAAATATAATCATTAGCAAGAACCAATTAACAACCGTGTTCATATCCTTACCAGTCGTTTCAGCTAGATACTTTAATGGTCCCAATTCTCGCTCATCTTCATTAGATATTTCCTTTTCTAATAAAGCCATGTCCGTTGTTGAAATGGAATCTAATACCGCTTCTAGTTTTAGATTGATGTCATCTCTATCTGCTACTGTATTTTTTAGTTCAGCTTGCAATGCTCTTCTTGTGGAGCTAGATGTAGTTGTAATTACTTGTTCAGCTTCTTTATCATAGTATGATACTGAACCAGGATTTGATAACGATATTCTTAATTCTGATATTGATTTGTTAAGTTGAGTCTTTTCAATATTGAGGTCTTCTTTCGTTTCTTGAAATCTAATTTGCTTTTGATTTAGTATAGCTAACGACTTATCTAACAACTCAGACTTTGTTGCTGTTGATTGATATGCTCCAGATAAGAATCCATAAATACCTCCGGAGGTAATTAACATCAATACTAACACTGCTATTGACAGATATGCTCGTAGAGCTTTATTTATAGTGTCCCAATATTGATACAATAGCGATGCTGTGACGAGTTTGGCAAACTCCAAAGAGCCGGCCATTATAATAACTTGTGTACTCGCACCAGCAAATAACTTACTCAATCCAAAGACTGAGTAGAATGCTGCTGAGCCAGATACAGCTAGTGCAGAAATTCCTATCAGAATCGGAAGAAGGTGCTTTTTCATAATTGATTTAGCCTTGGTTTAATTGAACCCTAGCTTCGCATTCTTTTACCAATTGTCTTGTTTGTCTTAATTTATCGACAGTTAATTCAACGGTAATTTTTTTATCACGTAGTCCTTCTAGGATAGTGAATAATAATTGATCTGCTTGGTTCAGTTTTTCTTGTACTTCTTGCTTGTAGTTCATAGTTTTTCTCCTTTATAACTTTTATTCATATAATATACATATGTATGTTTATGAAAAAAGAATAGAGCATTTCTGCTCCATTCCGTATAACTCCAGTAGGTTGGATGTCATTTACTTGTCTTTAGTACCAAATTTACACTTTAACCAAATACGTTCATGGAAGTAATATAGAATAAATTTAGTAAATAATTCTAATGCTCCAATCTTTAAGCCTACTGTTGCACTACCAGTTATGATCCATCCTAGAGCCATTGTGTCCAATGTTCCTACGATTCGCCAGCTGATTGTCTTTAGTAGACTTCTTAATTTAGTTACGTTCATTCGATACCTTCCTTTATTTAATTGTAACCGCCTTTGGCTTACTTTCCTCTGAAAGTGGTACTCTTACTTTCAACAATCCATTAGCCATCGTTGCTTTTATTTTGGTAAGATCGAATTTCGGACTTACCTTCCATCCCATATCAAAGCTTCTCCTAGCTATACCTTTATGAATATAGTCAGGTGCTTCAACATCTGATGGGTTTGATTCTACACTTGGTTTTTTATAAGCAACCTTCAAAGTATTGCTTTCTATTGTGATATCTATATCACTTTTTTCCAACCCGACGCATGCAATGTCAAAACATAGTTCGTCCTCTTGTAGAAATACATCTACTGGGTAACTAGGTTTCTGTTCCTGCAATCCGCGGAACGATGCTTCGCCGTCAAAAAAATTTCTGAATAATAGGTCCGTTGGAAAGAACCTCTCTTGAAAGAGTGTTGTCATATTTAATCTCCTTAAATGATTTTATGTTAAGACACCCAACCTACTGTATTAGTTGCCTTCAATAATAAATATGTACGTATGTACTTTTTCCTGTTTTTTATTTAATCTAAATCTATACTCAACGAATTTGTTTCCATGGCTCTCCATTAGATCTTTCATCTCCTTGAGCTTTGGCAGATTTTTAGCTGATAGCGCTACCATGTTGTTTACCATAGTAACGTTAATCATATCTGATTCGATCATTCCCTTTAATCGTTTAGTATCCTTCACAGGGATTTTTTCTATAGGCGCTTGAAAGTCTGGTATTATATTATCTTTCAATTTTATATCACCAGACTCAATCCACTCCTCTATATTTTTGAATGCTTTATCTTGGCGCTTCTGAGGTAGACGATCTAACCATTCCCAGATTTCTTCTTCTGAGAACATCCAGAATTCTGAGTCTGGATTTAGTACATCTTCGATAGTCCATTTGTCTTTTGCCATGTTTAACATCCTATTTTAATATTACCAACCTCCACCGGGCTTTAACGACTTGCCCTATTAAATGCCGTTGGGTCAGGGTGCCTAAGCCGCCATTGCCATTTCAACTTGTTCGCCAGTTACGCGTTGACCTTCCTCTTATCCTTATCACCCTGTCAAATCCAGTCACCCCCATATCATTGTTCTATTTAGTGGAGGTGGAGGGTATCGAACCCTCGTCCAAAAGTGCAGCTAATAAAAGTACTAGCGGTCATTATCATCTTCAATATCCCAATTGGGATCAAAATCCATAAGATCTGCAGGCAACCAATTAGATAATGCTTTCTGTATGGATTTGAGTCCACTTTTAGATTTCTTTATCTTAACTAGTTCTGCACATCTCTCATACATTTCTATGTCAGGTGCTGAATAATATTCAATGAGTGTTTCTATTAACTCATTCATATCAGTATCATCATCCATTGGATTGATGATCATAAGCACCCTACCTTTCCTTACTGATATAGAATCGTAAGTATCTTGTTTAGTGATCAATCTATACATATTGTCCATAGCTTCTTCGTCGATCAAATCGACGTTTGCAGGATCGTTTATGTCATAGTTATGTTTCATCTTCTGCATATAAATATCTATTAGTAAGTGTTAACTTTGTTCTTTTATTAACTTTTGCAATTTAGAATGCTTGTGATATAATTCATTCATTTCCTTTAGTTGATCTGGATTGATTATCTTAATACTTTCAATTCTGAATATGATATCTTGCACATCCATTAAATCGCACTGCATTTTATCAGCATCAAAATTAGCAGATCCTTTAGAGTCTTTTATATTATCTTTAATTAAAGATAGTAATAATTTGCCCTTCTCTAGGACCTGCTTAATTTTATTTCTAGTGAATGCATTGGATGGATCCATTTCACTGAACATATTATTCAATGCATTCTTTAACGACTCTACGTCTTTTGTTTCGCCGAGCTTTTCTAATGCTGTATTACTTGATGCTTGGTTTAGCAACTTTGTTCCCATTTGTTCTAGCTTTTTGTGAACGCTTGTTTTTATAATATTTTCTTTTGCCATTACTCGGTTTATTTGATTTATTCAAATACTCTTTTAGAAATTTATTTACCAACTGCTGGTCATATAACATTCCTTTAATGTCAGTTGCTGACCTCATTGTTAATAAATATGTAGCAGCTGCACCAATTAGTGCACCTACTACAAGTGTTAATATTGTTTCCATTAGCTCATTCTCCTTGATTCTAGACCTTTATTTGCAGCCATTGGAGTTTCTACTCCTCCCAGTCGTTGGCTAATACGAGCCGCATGCTGAGCATCTTGACACGTCTCAATAATTCTAGACATTTCTGTATACGTCAGGTCAATGTGTCCACACTTACCTAAGAATAGAGTAGCAATCAGAGGCATCTTAGATCCGTCAGGAAAGAATGCATCTCCTTTCTTTAATTCATACCTGATGTGATCCCAGGTCGGTCCATACTTCTTTCTATTGAAAGGTTTGTTTTGATTGTGGATAGTTGGTTTACTTCTCGAAAATTGTTTTCTTTTCTTCGCCATTTTAATTTAGTACGTAGGGTGTACAAGCCGGTCTTAGTTAAAAATTAGTTATTAAATATATCGTCCTCATGGACGGTTTCATCACCAAAGAAGTTTTCCATTGCTGCGGTCAACTCCATTGCTTTTTTGTTTGCTTTGAATGCCTTACCATTACCAGATATAACTTTATCTGCATGTACGCAGACTGCAGCTTGTTCCCAAGCTTGAAATACTGAAGTAGCTGGAGGCATTAGATGTTCTTCACGGATTACAGATTTATTATTTCTATCTAATACAGTATATGTACCATTTGAGTTCGAATGGGATTTAGCCTTAGGACTAATTCTTCTTACTTTCTTTTGAAGTTTCTTGAACTTTAATTGTTTAGCTGAATAATCTATTGGTTGCTTATAAGCCATGTTGTTTGTTTTTGTTATTACTACTTTAGTGTTTACTAAAGTTTATCTTTAATATACTAAATATTTTCCAGAAAGTCAACAGTTAGTATGTTTTATTTTAAGATTTTTTCTTATTGAATTTTCTTAGATTTTCTTCCAGCTTATTGTTTGGGCTATAAGCTTCTGCTATATAGTTTAATATAGTCCATGCTAAACATATTACTATAATTCCTACAAATGTCATTCCGAATATCACTGCGATTGTATCCATCATCTTATTTATTTTTTGAATTTACTTTTAATTTTATACATTACATATCCTACTACGGGTGTGCCATACAATAAGGTTAGCAAACTAGGATGTGGCTCACCACACGCTCCTGTTAAATGTTTTAGAAACTCTATCATACTGTTCTTCCGTTTTCGTACACAAACTTTACAGTTGGAAATCTTAAAGAATGTTCTCCATCCTTATTAGTAGTTTCCTCAAAGTATTGTACTGTTATTGTTTTACCTAATAGGTCTTCAGGATTGTAGAAGTACTTTATTCTCTGTTCTTGAGACCATCCCGATCCTACCTTTACTATATTACCTTTGTGCTCTATCTCTACAGCAGCAAGCATTTCTCTTTCCGTTTCTAATCCAGTGACACTATCTATAACTCTATGCCTCTCTATTATTAGATTGTTAACTGTATACTCTGCATCATGGAACTTCTTCACTTTTAATAGGCTGTTAGTTCTCTTACCTTCATATCCAACATCCTCTCTAATCATAAGACCTTCCCAACCTTGTTTAGAAGCTGTTGTGCATAATGATTGGAAATGTGCATCAGTTGTAATTGGCCATTGCTCTAATATACTAACATGATCCAAGTTCGATATACCAATCGTATTGTTGTAGTACTTAACACAAGCGGCTATTCTATCTTGCAAAGGAACAATACTACATTGACTGAAAAAGTCTTCAGCTGTAATCATATCAAATATCTTAAACATTGGATTATCTATCTGATGATCTTTTCTCTTAATCTGTTTCATAATACCTTGGAAGTCTTCATTACCATCTTCATCCATTAGACAGATCTCTCCATCAAACACCACACCGTGAAGATCATTTGTTTCACAGAAGTGTTGAATATCATCTTGAATCTTTTGTAATGTTTCAAACTCATTACCTTGTCTAGAATATAACTTTACATTACAATCTTCATCTACTAGAGCTAAACATCTTACACCATCTAACTTCCTAGATGCAAACCAATGTTGTGTTTCGAAATCAACCTTCTTAGCTTGCTTGTCATACGGTTGCGCTAATGCAACTTTGAACTCAGGAATCAATCCTGGTATAGCTTTATTGATACTAGAGTCTGTTCTAGTTTTAAGATTCTTATCTATGATACACCAAAACAATTCTTTGTAAGGATTGTTATGAACTTCCTCTCCAAAATCTAAACCATCTGCATAAGCATTGCAAGCTGCAATAGCATCATGACCAGTGAGCTCTCTGTTAGCTAACTTATCAAGTAAAATGAATAAACTAGCATAAGCTATATCAGCTTTTAAGTCTGAATTCTTTTTACAGTTCTTACTTGTTACATTGAACTTCATAAAAGGATTGTAAGTGTAGTGTAATACGTTCTTGATAAACTCATTATCTTTATACGATTTGATTATATCAATCTTTTCGTTCTTTGAGTTTGTATTGTTTAACTCTGAGA